TTACAACGCGGGGTCTAGAGATGATGTTGTCATAACGCTGGCATTACTCGCAAAAAGAGCCTCTGCGCGGCCTCCGGCTCCTACGTCAGCGGATGGCATCCAGCGACCATAAACCTTGGCGATCATGGTCCAGTCTTTGTGGCCCATTTGCTGAGCAACCCACATTGGATTTTCGCCAGCGCTGAGCATCATTGAGGCGTATGTGTGTCGGCTCTGGTAAGGGCGCCGCCACCGTACGCCTGCTTTTTTCATTGCGGGAATCCAAATCACTCGGTAGATATAGCCGGCATGTCGCCATGGTTCGCCAGTGATGGTGTTCAGAAAAACATGCTTTCCGGCCAGGAAGGTCAGCTCCTTTTGCTTGAGCAGCGCCTCTCTTGCAGGGCCGAGCAGCTTAACCGTTCTCCGGCTAGATGCGGTTTTGGTAGACTCGGGAACCTTGGCGGCCCTGGTCTTGGCTCGAACAATTCGGACTTCCCCGGCGATCCAATCAATATCCCCCCACTCCAGCGCGATTAGCTCACTAGGACGAAGGCCCGTCCAGAACGCGAACTGCAGCTGAGCCCAAGTCTCCCCCCGTGCCGCCCTTAGCAGAGCCTCTTGCTCCTCCCGGGTGAACGGATCCACATCATCCTCCTCCTTGATCTCCTCCCGATTCTTGTATGCCCATCCCGAAAGAGGGTTGCTCTCAATGATTTCGTCCTCTACTGCATCATTGAGCGCCGACCGAAAGCAGGTCTGAACTGTGGTCAGCCTACTGTTCGAAACCTGGTAATCGGACAACTGATCCTTGATTACCTTCTTGTTGAGCTCTCCGAGCGACAGATTCCCAAACATTGGCTTGAGTATCGATCTGATGATTGACCGGTATAGGGCCGTGGTGCTCGATTTGAAGGTCTTCGTTTTCCGCTCCAGCCATTCGTCCAGGTAGACGCCGACATTCTGGTTTGAGCTGGCCCTGGCAAACTGGGCGGCGCGCTTTGATCGCGGGAATGTGGCGGCGTAATCGAATGTGCCATTTGATATGGCATACTCGATTGCAGACTTGTGCTGCTCCGCCTTTTTCAGGTTAGCGGCGGTGGGCTTGAGCTGGACCCGCTCCCGGCACCGGACGCCCTGGTATTGGAATGTGATTTCGATACTACTTGAAGACGCGGGCCTGACGCCTCCCCCATCTCTACCCATGAGTAATACCCCTCAACGTCAATTAAGATTCTTCCGTCAGGCGCTTTGCGCCAGACCATGTGCTTCGGCCATTTGCCGTCGCGAATTTTGGTCCTTATGGCGTCAGGTGTGTAGCCAGATTCTCGGGAGAATTGTTCCACGGTCTTGTATCGGACCATTGCGCGCCTCCTCAGGCCGTGAAGTGGTATCCGACCTTCGCCGCGCGGGCGGCTTCCTCGGTGCGGAACATGAGCCGGGTGGTGCTGACGCTGCCCCAGCTGTTGTATTCGACATCGACCCACCAGGCGCCGAACTTGCGGTACGGCTCGCCGAGGATCTTCGTGACGTAGCAGTCGATCAGGTTCATGGATGGTCTCCACGCCGCCGGTGGCGGCAGGTTAGTGGTCAGTCGCAGGTGCTGGAGCTGGATCCGCTGTCGCTGGAACTGCTGCTATCGCTCGACGAGTAGCTGCTGCCGCTGTCGTAGCTGCTGTAGTCCCGACTGGTACACGAACTGCTCGAGCGAGCCGGCTCGTAGCTGTCCGCCAGATGTATGGGATGCATAGGGCTGACCGGGCTCATGGGGTTGAGCGGGTCGAGCATCGGGTCTTGCCGGCCAGATGCTGGGCTTTGCCCGCGGGAATACCCGGTGGGGCCTAGCGCGCTACGTTGTTTCGGCTTCTTCTTACGCTTGAACAGGCGGGTCAAGAAATTGAGCATGAGTCTCTCCATGCCCGCGCATGTCGGCGGGCTTGAGTAGTTGGGGGAGGGTTTAGGCTGGAGTCAGCCGCAGCGGACTCGCGGCGAATGGAAGGTCTGCGGGCGCGCAGGGCGAACGGCTTCGAAGTACAGCGCCCACATGTCGTCCCAGGCTTCCTTCATGGTGGTACCCTGGCCGGTGCAGCCCATTCGCCGGCACCACCAGGAGCCGTTCCAGTAGGTCATGCGTGCTTTCATGGTCGCGGCCCCCTGTAGATCAGGTAGGCCATGTAGGCGAGGGCGATCATGGCTGGATGCTCCAAGCGATTGCCATCGTGATAACGCCAAACCATCCGGAGATGGCCAGGGCTCTGTAAATGATGCGGTCACGCTCAGCCTTCAAGGCTCTACGCAGCCATTCGGACTTCTCAGTGATGAGCTGGTCGGCGAACTCGCAAGCGCGCTGGAACTGTTCGTCAGAAACGCTCATGGCATCAGCTCCTTCGGCACCTGCACGGTATCGCCGAGCTTGTAGCGGACTAGGCCTCGGCAGAATGCGATAAGTGGCGTGGGGCCGTAGCACCAGACCGCATCACCATCTGGACCCGCGCTATAGCGGGTGCTAAGGGGTACTCCTCGATCGTGCTGAACGCTGCCTCCATGCTTGTCGATCAGCGGGCCGCCGCAGTGCCAGCAGCTTGAAGGGGTGTAGCTCGATTGGTCTTCACCTCCAACGCTGAGAGCCAGAGAGCCGAACAGTGCGAAGGGCTTTGGGGGCTCGTCCTTCCGGGGCGACAGCATGATTGTGCTGATGCCCTCAACCTGCGCCACAGCCCAATCCAGCGCCGCGCCGACCAGGTTGGATACCCTCACTTCGATCAGGTCGGTCATGGCTGCACCTGCGCCGGGTAGGGCGGTTGGGTTGAGATGGACAACGAGCCGACCAGCGGAAGCCGCGCCCAGGCGCCAAAGTGGCCATGGCCAACGAAGTACTTGGTACCTGCCGCCATGGATGGCCCGAAGGCCGGAAGGCACAGCGCTTTCTTTGGCTTACGCCACCAGATCGCCCACCGCCAGTAGCCGCACTTCAGCTCCCAGCTCAAGATCACAGCTTGGTCTTTCGCGCCGTAGCACCACTTCAGTCCGATAAAGAGCCTTCCAATTTTCACAGTTGATACCTCTCATCAATCCAGCGCCCAGGCGCCAGAGCGGGTGTAGGTTCGGGTTGGGTTTCGTGCGGGGAAAGCTGGCGCTGGTTGCCGGCCTGCAGCTGGCTGTCGGGGATGCAGCTGATGCCGACCCCATTCAGCAGGTAGCAGGTGACGCCGCGCTGGCTGTCGTGCTGCACGCCGATGATGTTCTCTTGGGGGTGAGGTGCTGCGCTGGCGCCGGTGGCCAGCAGCAGGAGGCAGAGGGCGAGGCGGGTCATGGCTGCTGCACCTTTTCGAAGTGGAAGACGACCTCGGCCCCTGTCTCGGCGATCAAGCCGTAGGCCTTGGCCAGGCGGTAGATGGGGTGGTACTGGTTGAGGCTGTTGACGTGTCCTGCCAGCCAGCGGCGCCAGTCCTCAAGCTGCATGCGGTGCTTGCTCAGGTTGCAGGGCACGCAGGCGGGCATCATGTTGGCCAGGTTGTGGTTGGCTGGCCGGAGGGCCGGGACCGTCTTCGCCGCTTCGCCAGTGTTGCGGACGACTGGCTCGAAATGGTCGGCGTGCCAGCGCTCGCCCAAGGCGTTGCCGCAGTAGGCGCAGCGGCCGCCGTATTTCAGGCGGATCTGCTCACGCTCAGCTTTCTTCAGGCGCACGGGTGCTCCTTGGCCGCCATATCGCGGCAGTGAGTTGTACAAGTGGTTGGGTTCGGTCCAAGAAAATCGGCCGGTGGTCCGATTCAGTTCTCAAACTAGGCTTCCGCGGTTGTGTGCCACCTGGCCTTAGCTATGGTGAGAGTTCACCCGTGGCATACAACTAAAATCGTAGGAGGCCGACATGAGGATTCGCGGTGAAGTTTTCTGGCAATGGGCTGATCCAACGCTTCACCACCGTGCTCACGACGAAACCCTCGGCGATGGAGCGCACATTGATGTTCAGGTGCGCCTGTCTCGAACGGGTAACACGCAGATGTTCATCGGCGTGTATTCGCCAAACGGGTTGGCGATCCACGAAGAGGCTTTCGATTCCCGACCTGGCGAGTCAATGACCAGGGCGCTGGCCTGGGGAGTGGGGCGGGCTCGCCGGATCGCCACCGATACCCAGCCGAAATTCGATAAAGTCGCCTGCTCGAAATAGAGGGGACAGGGGCTACAGCTGAGTGGAGTACAAAAGTACTCCAGTGGTCAGGAGGGCTTGCGATCCAGGGCGGCGCGGGCTTGCCCTAATTTCCTCAGCCCCTGGTGGACCGGGCAAGGACCAGCAGCCCAAACTCCGTTATATCCTTTTGGTGGGCAGCAGCAGCCTTTATGGCGCTCGTCGATCTCAACCGGCGCGCTAGGCTCTGCGCTGGCGGATAGGGACTTGATCTTGTCTGCCAATTGCAGATAGCTGGTTCCTGCCGCATCGCCTCGGCCAGATTCATATTCAACTGCCGGTAGGGCCTCACGCAGCAGCGCATCCCGGTCGGCCAGCTTTTCCCCGACCTCATGCAGATCGTTGTGCAACTGGGTGAATGCGGCTTCGACCTTGCTGGACACCGGGCCGGTGCCGGCGTGTTCCGCCCATTCGCGCTCGGCAATCATCGCGGCCATGGCTTCGCACTCCGCCAGCTGGGCGCGCAGGGCGTCGCGCTCTTGCTCGACGCTGGCGCATAGGCTAGCAACCTCATGCAGTCTTGCTTCGCACCGCTCAACCTCGCCAGGATCGGTGTGGTGCTGCGGTTCTGGATGCGTTTCGCGGTAGCCCGCCAGGAACAGCAGGTAGTCGCTGTGGGTGCGCTGGTCTTCGAAGCCGGTGCTGTCCTTGCGCAGCTCCGCCTCGCCCAGGCCGAGCGGGTTGAGCCTGATGAACACATCGCGTGGGTCGGTGTTGCTGGATCGGTTTTCTGTGGGCATGGGGGTACCTGTGAGTGGTGGCATTCTGATGGCTGAGGTGATAGCTTCAGTCTTTTGACGGAACACCACTGGCTATCAAGGAGAGCAGCGTTGAACATTGAAAAACTGCAAGCGGATATTGGAGATCCATACACTCAGCGACTGATCAAGAGGCTTCATGACTTCGCTTATATCCCAGCAGTCGTGCTTGAAGAGTTAAAGCGAAGCGCGCTCACTGAGAACTGGGGTAGTGACCTCGGTGCTTTAAAGAAGTACTTGGCGGTTAACGTTGCTTGGAGCATTGAACAAGGCCGCGTTACGTTCGGACAAGATCAGTTTTATATGACCGCCGGTAACTTGCAGACCCGCTACGGAACACCGCTATATCTGGTGTTCATGGCTGGTGAGGAGGAAGAAGGACGGTCACCATGGAAGCTTATAAAAGCGGGCTCTCACATCAACGCCCCATCACTGCCGTCCCCACCCGATATTCCGGAGGGGGCAGAGATTCCGAAAGGTGCAGAAATTGTAATGCACCATGATCACATGCTTCAGGATAACGCAGACCGAGTAGGATTCTTACAAGATGTTCCCCCAGTAGCCCAGATGTGCGCAATATCTGGCGCAATCCAATGGTCGTTGAACCGCAACCTGCAGCTTCGATACTGGTACTACGGGCGCATGAACTACTTGGTTCCTCTTTATTTACGCGATCGTGAAGATATCACTGCTGCTCCGGACCTAGTTGCGCCTATTCAAATTACCAACGACCAAATACTGGTTCGGACTGTTCTAGAGCCGCACATGCCTTATTCCAATGCGCGGGTTGGAGTGAAAAGGCACGACCTTTTGCCCTCTTGGATGCTCCGAACCTGGAATGAGCATGCTGATGCTGTCCCTAACGGAGACGAATGAACAGCTCTCCTGCCCGCACTTCTGAAGATTTAACCAGATGGGCTAATGGTGATCCTCAGTAGCGGACCGCCCGCCGGGGAGGCGTTATCGTTGAATAGGGGAAGGCGCTGGCAGGCAGCGCAGGTCAGGCTGGTGCGAGTATTTCGTCGCCTGGGTCTTGCTGAATCATCAGCATGCTCTTCCTGTCGAAGGCCATGGCCAGTCTCGGAGATATGCTGATTTTGTGCCGCGGCGGGGTGAGAAACTTCGCCGCGTGCAGCCTGCCCAGGGCGTGGATGCCGTGAATCAGCGCTTCGATCATCTGGCTGTACGTGGCGTCTGCCCAGCCGCATATGGCGCGCAGGTGCTGGCCGGTTCGCTTCCTGGCTGACAGCCGCAGTGGCTCAGTCCGCACCACAGACCGGTGAGCCTCGATTTCGTGGCGCGCGATCCTGAACAGCGCGTGATGCCCGAGCGCTTCGATGTGATGAATCATCAGCGTCATCGCCTCGCCCTGTTCCTCGATCCCGGCCCACTCCATCAGCTCCAGCAGGGCCTGTTTAGTCCCTGGTCGAACCTTCAAGCGCAGGTCTTCTTCCTGCAGGCGCTCTGCCTTGGCGCGGCGCTTCTCGTCGCGGTCCTTCTGAGACATCGCCATACGGCACCTCCTTCAATCCTCAGGCGGTTTAGGTTTTGAAACAGCATGGATGGCCCCTAGGCGCTGCTGCTAGAATTCGTGCGAACAGATCTTGGAGATATAGGTCGCATGGTTAATGTTCGAATAGCTCTGCTGGGCGTGAGCCTTGGACTGGCCGGGATGGCTGCACAAGCTGAGCCGTTATGCGACTGCAGCAAAATAGTTGGGCAGTGCGCGGCTTCAATCAAAATGAAATCGTTGAGTGGTTCGAAGCCATCGTTCACAGCAAACTATACGATCACCTCGACAACGGCGAGTTGCTCGAAAGTCTCCTACAACATTGATGGTACTCCTTACTTCAACATTCTGGCGGGCACGAACAGTGTTGAAGAAAGCACCTTCGGTACCGAACCGATCTCCATGAAGAACTTCTCCGCCCTACGCTGTGAGATCTGTGCATCAGCAGCGAATCAGCAAGGGAATGAAGGTGCTCGTCCTCCTTCTGTCAATCAAATTGACCCAAGAATTGCTCGCTTCGTGGGTAGCTGGAGAGGAACGCTGAAATGGATGCTCTTCTCAGACCCGGTTACTATCGAACTAGAGGTGCGGCAAGGACGCCTGACTGGGCGGGTGATTGGAAAAAGTGGCACATCTGAGTTCACCAGCGTTACCGTCCACGGCAATTCCATTACTTACGGCTTCATTGGTATGGATGGAGGCACCTATTCCTACACAATGGCCCTTCAGAGCGAACACTCTGCAAAAGTGACCAGCAACGGCAGTCTGACCTTTGACGGAGTTGTACGACGCAGTAACTAGTCTGCTGGGCGGTAGGTTGAACTGCTCACGCCGCCTTGTTCTTTGCAGCGCGCTTCGGATTTTTCTGTTCAATCTCAAGATCCATGTCGTTCCAGCCGGCCAAGAACCAGGAGCCGTGGAACGTGTGAGAGGCGAATGGGTTGGCCATCTTGCCGCCACCGTTGCGGCGGCATTCCCGGCCAAGGTAGTAGACGCTGGGGTGCTCGCCGTGGTCGCTCATGGCCTATCCCCTATGTCGCTGAAGCGGGAAGTTGATCTTGTATGCAGCCAGGATGCGCTCCAGCTTGCGATTTCCGATTCCGAGTACTGCGGTAGCCCGGCAGCGGGACATACCCTCATCACGCAAGGCAATGATCCGGTCTGCCAACTCCCGATCAGCAGTCTCTTGAGCGGCGGCATCCTTCACTGGCTGGACCTGGCGTGGCGGCTTGCAGAACCTGAACCCTTCGCGAGCGGCTACGCCCCAAAGCGCGCCCTTGGTCTCGCCGAGGAGTTTCGCTACCTCGCCACAGGTCATGGTCTTGGCGAGTTCGGCGATCTGTGCTGCGCGAGTCCTGGCCCGGCTTTGTTGCGGGTGTTCCGACTTATGCGCAGCAGGCTTGGCCCGCTTCGGCTTGGGCTCAGGGTGCTTGCGCTGCGGCAGCGGCCGGTAGGTGAAGCCCTCCAGTACGATCAGCTGGCCGCCAGACGCGAAGAAGGCCGCTTTGGCGGCCTCCAGGTCGATTGATTGGTTCATGCTCGCCTCACTTGATGCGGATCGAGCTCTCGCCGCGCTCCAGATGCGCCCAGCTTGGCTCAGGGATGAGTTCGTCTTCGCAGTCTTCGCCGGCGGCCATGCGCTTGCGGACCGCCTCGTTGTGCTCACGCCATTCCTTGAGTTTGGCGGCGATGGCGTTCTTGTCCGGCGCGATCTTGGTCACCACAGAAGTCAGCTCGTCCGGTACCGCCTGCTCGTTGTCGACGATTACCTTTTCCTTGCCGGTGACCAGGCTGATGGTGAACAGCGGACGCTTGATCGACTTGATGTTGGCCGCGTCCATATTGCGGCGCAGGTAGTCGGTGATAGCCGTGACGCTGTTGGCCTTGATGCGCTTGAGTTCGTTGAGGCGGTCGATCTCGGCGTCGATCGCGCCGATGTCCCCTTCGATGTTCCGGCGCAGCATGACGATGTTGTCAGCCTTAACCTCGAACTCGCCTTGGATGCCGGCCATGGTGTCCTGAATGGCCTGCTTGAGGCCTTCGTCGTCGGTGTCGCACATGGCGGCCAGTTCGGCCATCTGTCCGGTGAGTGCGTAGAGCTGGGTCATGCTGCGGCCTCCTGCGGTTTTCCGGCTTCGAGGTTCTTCAATTCAAGGGAGATTCGGGCGGCGCCTTTCTCGTCCTTGCGGCCGATGAGCTTGCGCACGGCATGGTCGTGGATCTTCTTGCGCTCATGCGGCGTGACCGCCTTCTGCATTGTCTCGATCGTGTCCTTGATGAAGTCCAGGCGCTCCTGCTGCTGGCGCTCGATCTCGGCCTGCCGGTCTTCGGCCTGTTCGATCGCCTGCTCGGCCTGCAGCTGCTGCACGTAGTTCACGTCATCGAACATGCCCAGGAACACGTCGGCGCTGAAGCCCAGCATGGAAAGAGCCTTCTTGATGGCGTCGGTCAGCGACTTTTTCGGTGCCTCGCCATCGGTGGTGGTGCCGTACTTCGACTTGTAGAGGTACTGGGTGCACCCGTACTGCTCGATCTCGCCGCGCTGGCCGTCGAGCACAAACCAGAAGGTGATTTTGATGGTGTGGTTTAGCTCGAAGCCCAGGCTGACGCGCTTGTCGCCTTCGCCGCTGAACATCTCGGCGCCCTTGTCGAAGCGCTCCTCAACCACGTTCCAGCCGAAGCCGATGCCGGCCGGCCCGAAGACCTCAGTGGCCTTCATGATCATGGCGGTGCCGTTCAGGCTGGTGATCTGCTGGCCGCCGACCTTGGCGTCCTTGGTGAATCGGGTGTCGGTCGTCTGGACCTTCTCCCAGATGCGCATGTTGGTAGTGGACATTGGAAAACCTCGCGCCAGGCCGGCGCCGTCAGTTGAAAGGGGAAATGCCAGATCACCCAGGCACGGAGGTACGCTCCAGGCCCTGGCTGCGGTGGATGGTTGCGCGCTCTCGCCGCTTACGCTCCCGAATGGGTACGGTTATCCCGAAGGCCCGCCGTGCTCGGCTACGTGATTCTGGCCAGGGGATCATTCGCCGCTGGTGTAGTCGCTGATCCACTCCCGAATTCGCTCGATGCCGATGGCATTCAGGGCTTCGTAGAAATCGCCATTGGCCTCAACCCATGCAGAGAAATGCTGTTCGCCCATGGCATTGAGGAGATTGACTGGGCCGGCTGTTTCTACGATGTCGGACGGCTCCACATCGTGCAGTCGATCTGATACTGGGATTTCCTCGACAACGGTGGTCAAGTCCGCCTCAACCGTTACCAGCATCGTGTCGCCGCAGTAGGCTTGGAGCTGAACGTCGTGCGCTCGGAAAGTGATGCTGCTCATTTGATTTCCTCAGGAAGTGATGGAGCCGGCCCAGGCGCTCGCAAGCATCCAGGCGGTGCAGATAAAAAGGGTGGCGAAGCTGCCACGCCAGGTGGCGATGCGGCGGGCGCGCTGGAAGCTGGTCATTTCAGTTCTCTCCACCCCAGCACGCTGCCAATGAAGATTCCGTCATGGGTAGCCCATCGACCTTCATTGGAGTGGAATCGACATCTCCATCGAACGCGTGATCCGTTGTCGAGTTGGCGCAGCGCTTGGACCACTCGGTCGCTATCAGGAACTCCTGATTTCCAGCCAACCACCTTCATGCCCGCACCTCGTAGGCCAAGGTGCACATGCCGCAGAGGTAGGCCCGGCCCGACCAGGCCGCAGGGTTCTCGATGTGAGCCATGCGCGCCTGATTCATGGCGTCTTCCATGGTCAGGCCCTTGAACACCATCAGGATGCGGTCATCTGGCACGGCCTGGGCAACCTCGGCCACCTGGTCGTCGATGATCGACGGAAAAATCGGCGTGGTCATGATGCCTCCTGCTTGCGGTAGCCGGCGCTGATGGCGTTGAAACATGCGCGCCACCTTGGATTGCACGGTTCGCACTCGTGAAGAGTTTCGTTTGGCCACATGGTCATGAATAGATCATCGGTGGCCTTATTCTTCTCTTCCGCCGCGATCTGCTCTGGCGTAGGTATGGGCCTAGCCATTTCAGCCCTGAAAACCTCACAACCAAGATCAGGTCCGCCGTCGACAGCAATCATTTCGGCGCCTGACCCCATTCGGAAGTGCGCTCTAACCACGACCTTAGCGCCAATGAACCCTTCCGATTCCTTGCGGATACACCATCCACCTCGCTGAATCTCGACTTCAGAGCCGATAGTGGGCAAACCTTCTCCGGTCCAAGGTTCAGGCCTGATGGAAAGGCTTGATACCTTGGGGAATACACAGCTGTCAGTTGCCTCGATCCAGGCGCTGCCGTCTTCGCTGTAAGCGAGGATCTGGTCACCCTCGACCTTGTACCAAGCGGAGAAGTAGAACTCGTTTTCGAGGCCGAAGTGCGTAGCGCCGTCCGGCGCGTTGCTCCAATCAATCCCGCTCATGCAGCCTCCTTGCGCCGAACGGCAATACGCCGAATGCGCTCGCAGTAGTGTTTGAACTCGTTGGAGTCGATGACGAGGATGGAGAAGTAGGCGACGACCATCGTCTCAGCCTTCGCATCCTCCACCGGGCCAGAGCCCGGCAGAAGCATCGTCTTGATTGCGGCCTCGATGGCGCTGGTAGCGATGCTGTGAGGGCTCATAGCCTTGCCTCGTCGGCGTCGTAGCTCAGGCCCTGGTCGACGTACTGCTCAAGCATTGCCTCGGCGATCTCGTACAGCTTGCCGTTTGCGTGATTGCTCTGGCCGACGATGTTCTCGACCATGCTTTTAACCGGGCCGCCGGTCAGGGCCTGTAGAAGAAGCTGGGCAAGGGCGGTGATGTCGTCCTGCTCGGCTTCCTGCAGCGACCGAAGGTGCTCGGCGACCTTGGCCACGAACTGCTCTTGGCGCACGCCCACCGGGCCGCCAAAACGCTGCGGGATCAGAACATCGCAGCCGCCGACCAGCTCCTCGGCCTTGCTCTCGATCCAGTTCTGCGCCGCTTCCTGATACGCCGAGTCGTCTTCCGGCTCAGCATGGTCGTACTGCCATTGTGCTGCTCGAAGTGCGCCCATGGTCGCCTCCAGTTACGGTTGGGATGCCCGATAGCGCCGCATGAGGCCTTTCGTCAGGCGCTGCATGATTCGCGGGTATCGGTCGGGGTGGTGAAGGCGGCAGTAGAGGTGCTCTCTGCCATAGCCTTCGTGATCGCAGTAGTCGCAATCGCAGTGCTTCTTGAGTAGCTCGCGTGCCTCTGCCGCGCATGCAGCACGCAGCGTGAACCAGCGACGACCACCGCCACGGAAGACGGCAGCAGTCTCGACTGTGACGGCCATGGTCGCCTCCAGGTGGTGGGTTACTCGGTGGGTGGGGAAGGGAGGGGCTGCCAGTGGGTCGGTTTCCAGCTTGAAGCCCAACTGCTTTGCGGCTCTTCCCACGAGAAGTACGGCGGATATCCGAGGGAGTGAGCAATCGAGCCCTTGCCGTATTCGCGGTAAAGCGACTCACGGGCACCGTATTGTTCGTTCCAAGCAAGAACCCTGGTCCCAACCTCCGGCAGCCTGTCGCTGCACTTGATCCAGCCGCTCATGGCTTCACCCGGGCGGCGAGCATGGCGCGTGCCATGGCGTAGGAGATTTCAGCGACGATGCGCATTTGCTCTCCTGAGCTATCGCCGGTGTCATCCAGTTCCTTCGCCTGCCATGCATTGGCCAGGTAGCCGTTCATTGCCTTGGCTGCGAAGTAGTCGATGATCGTCAGGCCAAAGCAGGTGCCGTGTCCGCCGTACTCGCTAGCTTGCACGGGGAAGGCTGGCTGCTCGCCGGCCTCTGTTGGCTGGCACTCGAAGCAGATACCGCCGACCTGCTCGGATTCTTCGATGCAGCTTGCACAGCGCAGGCAGCGGCCTACGCCAGATGGTTCTGGTGGCTGGTACATGGGTGATCCTCAGGACCGCATTGGCCAGGAGCCAGGCGGTCAGGTTGGTTAATTGGCGCACTGCAGGAGCAGCTGGTCGACCCGGCGGGCCTCGGCCACGTAAAGGCGCAGCAGGCCGATGGTGACCTTTGGGTTGGCCTCAGGCGCGACTCCGTAGCGCTCTATCCGCTCCTTGATCACAGCCAGTCGATACTTCCTGTACGCAGCGTGAGCATGCTCCGGCGTCTCGTAGTAGCCGATGATTTCGGTGTGCGTGTCGTGCTTGTACCTGGCCTTGTAGCGCTTTGAGTGCGGCGCCACGCCCATTGGAAGCGCGCCACCTCGAGGCACCATGTTCGACAGGAAACTGTTCACCCACACCGGGACGAAGACGCATGTCTCGGCGCTGTAGATCCTGTTTCCGGGTACGAGAAGGTCTTTATCCAGCACCAGGCCTTCGTGCTTTTGGCCGTCTGCCCAGGCCTTGAACCGCGATAGGCGCAGCCATTCATCGCTCACAGAGCACCCCTCGTAGGAGGGATTCTTGCGCTGATACCGATCTGAGTAGCAGCGCTCCAAAATTCCACGCCAGGCCAGATAAAACGGCGCTCGTCCTTTGCCTATGGCTCCTGCTGGCAGATCGTTTACGCCCATCCCGTAGATGAGCCGAGATTCGCGCATAAGAAGTCCTCAGGCGGGTGACCAAACCCACCGTGAAGGTGGCCTGGCGCCTGCCGATGCGGTCGTATGTGAAGGGAAGGTGTGAAGCGTGAAAGCCCGAGTACTGCCCGGGCTTTCATCAGAGGTATTGCTCTCTGAGGCAGTGCCGAGCTGGAAGGCCTCGGCGCGCTGTCCTGTTACATGGCGAATCCTCCAGTGATCGCACGCTGGAATCGCAGCGGCACTCAAGAATGGGATGCGGGATGCATCGGTGGCCACTCTCCGGGGCAAACCGGGTGTCGGGACGCCTCACCATGCGGCGAGACGCTACCCACGCTCACAATTCGCGGCGATCAACTCGCGTTCAGAGTGGCCGCCGATGCAGCCAGCGATGGGGAGCAGGGCATCGGGCCGTCTTTCCGGCTGTCAGGGAATTACGCTGGCTCGTAGGTGGCGGCGAAGATGTCTGGCTTGCAGGGGTATCGCTCACCCTTCACGCCGGTGATGATCCAGTCAGCAGGGCAGACGATATGACCGCCTTCCAGCGTCTCGATCCATCCATGTTCGTGCATGGTCTTGCCGCAGTGCTTGCACTCGGTATTTCCGTCAACATAGGGGTCGCGGAAATAGCGCACCACATCACCCTCCCAGCCATTCGCCTTTCGTTCAGCGGCCTTGAAAATGCGCATCTCGCCATTTTCAAGGCCGTCATGGTCTTTGCTGTAGTCGTCCGGGTGATCGCCATTCTTAAACCACTGTACTGCTTCGATTACGACTGGCTTTTTGCGATATGACGGCATCGTCTTGCCCTCCAGGGCGGTTGATTTCAGGTCGCGACGAGCCTGGCAGCCCTATCCAGCAGGGCAGTGCAGACACGCTCATCAAATCGGTCAGTGGTGCGGTATTGGTCCACCGCTTGCCGGATTACGCCGGCCTTGGCTGTAGCCCAGGCCCTGTGCGCTTCGTGCGGGCAGTCGAAGCTGCCGATGAAAAGGCGTTTGCCATGACCATCATGCGCACGAGCTATGTAGCGTTTGCGGAACAGGTACACGCCTGTCGGCAAAGCGCCTGAGCTTGCAGCGCAGTCGTTAAGCAGCGTGTTGATCCATATCGGCACGAAGACACAGGTGTCAGGCGAATAGCGTTTCTCCTGAGGCCTGAGAATGTCCTTGTCCAGGTGATTTCCTTCCCAAGGCTTGTCCTGCATCCAGCGCTTGAACACGCTAAATCTCAGCCACTCCGAATCAACCGAACAGCCTGCATAGCGAGCTGCTTCGTTCTTGCCGGGAGCGAAGCACCTTCTGATTACGCCCTTCCATCGGTTGTAGAAGGGGCATCCATTCGTGGTTCGCTCGTCGTTGATGCCCACGCCGTAGATAATGCCTTTTCGCATGGTCGTTCCTCTTGTCACCAAAACCACCTGGTGCAAGTGGCTTTGGTGAGCACCCGGTCGCCAAGGTGCTTCAGTGAATCGCCGGTCATGCTGCATTGCTGTAGTAGCTGGCCTGCAAGCCCCAGTGCACAACGTCCTGCTGAGCCAGGCGGTGCTGCACCCAGTCGGCTTCATCGCCGCTGACTTGCGCCTTGAGCTGCCAGCGGCGGGATTCGGCCTGGGCAAGATCGCGCTGGTGGTTTGCGTTGCGGAGCGCTTCACGGTTGGTCATTTCGGTGATCTCCAGTTGATTTCCAATGCCGGCTCAGTGAACCGGCATCAGTAAATCGTTCTGTTCTCTCTCAGGCCCCGGTCGCTCACCCGGTATCGCGCTTCCTGCATCTGTCGAGGCATGCGCGCCGCTTGGATGCCGCTCTATTGCGGCACACCTGATCGCACCAGAGCCCTGCGGGGATGGTGGCCTGCTATGCCTGCAGGCTCGGCGGTCTTGGTTGTTAAAGAGCGGTTAGGCTTGAGGGCCTCCCGAGGTGCTGTGTGGCGCCTCGATGGAATGAACGATAAGCCAATGCCTAATTCTTGTAAATAGTTAATGCCTAACTTTTTTCATTTGCGCCTAATCAGCTATTCGGGCTTGCATCGTTCGATGGCTCGGGTAAGCTCTGCCTAATACTGGATGGATGTACAGTTAACGGAGGAAGGTATGGCCAAGCAGAAGAAGTCGAACCCGCAACCTCGCCAAGAGATGACCGCCCTTGAGCGCTTGGGCCTGCGGGTGTCCTCGATGATCAATCACCCGATCGCGCAGTCGCAGCGCTGGGTGACAATCCATCGCCTGGACACGGATGGAGACATGGAGTGGGAGGAGGTGATGGGCCTGCTGGCCGAGACGCCGGAGCTTGACCTAACGTTCAACGACGACGAGAGCGTGACAGTGCGATGGGAGCTGCAGAGCGTCGAGGATCGCGACGACCTGGTCGTAGAGAGGGATTGGGTGGAGGAGAAGCTTGAGGAGGAGGCGCCTTTCTGACGAGCACAAAAAAGCCCGCACTGCTATGCGGGCTAACGTAGGGAAATCGGATGAGCCTTCACTGTGCAGGGCAGGGCGTGAAAAAAGCGTGAAGTCATAAAAACGCCCCTCTGAGCCTAAGGATTGGCCTTATAATCTGCCCCCGCAGGGAGGCTGCCCTTCACGGCTGCACCTGCTCCTGGCTGCATATCGCATTGTGCGCTCCCTGAGGTCTGTCATGAATAATTTTGAAAGCGCGTCTATCAGAGCGCTGACTTTTCTGCGTCAAAAGCTCGGCTTCCAGTTATGTATGGTTACTCGTGCAGAGGGTAACGATTGGACTGTATTGCACAGTGACGATAAAGGCTACGGAGTTGTCCCAGGTGATGTTTTCAACTGGGATGATTCCTTCTGCTGCGAGATGGTCAAAGGGCTGGGGCCGAACATAGCCGCTGACGCAAACCAGGTGCCGGCGTATGCTGCAGCCGAGATTGGTCGAAAAATTCCGATCGGCGCCTACATCGGCGTTCCCCTGAGATTCGCGGATGGTCGTTTGTTTGGGACATTGTGCGGAATTGATCCATCAGTCCAGCCGGACGATATATGCGAGCACCAAGAGCTGATCGAGGTGCTTGGTGAGATGCTTAGCACCATTTTGCAGATGGAACTGAGAGTCGACGAGGAGGAGAGGCGTGCGGAGCGATTCCAGGCCCAAGCCCTCACTGACGCCCTGACCGGACTATACAACCGGGGTGGCTGGGAGCAACTGCTCGCCAAAGAAGAGGCGCGCTATCAGCGGTACCGGCAATCATCTGTCGTGATAGTCGTCGATCTGGATGAGCTGAAAACCGTCAATGATCTCCAGGGGCACGCGGCGGGTGACTCTTTGATTAAACGCGCCGCGTCCGCATTACAGGCAGCCTCCAGGTCTGAGGATGTGGTTGCCAGGTTGGGAGGCGATGAGTTTGGGATTATCGGCGTTGGCTGTGACTTGGCCGCTGGCCATGCGCTCTGCAGTCGACTAGAGGCGGCACTTGACGCTGAAGGTATCAAGGCATCGTATGGCCTTGCCGTCACAACCAGAACTACTCGCATAGCAGCAGCATTGACCATTGCAGACAATGAGATGTACGAGCAGAAGCGTCAGAAGAAAGCGGCGGATCTGCTGGAGGCATGAAAAAGCCCGCCGAGGCGGGCTACTGCTCGTTAGGGCTTGTAGAGCCAATCGCGAGCCTCAGCGAGTGACCTTAATTCTTTGGACTTTCGCCTGATATCACTCTTTCCATTGCCTTCAAAATTTATGATCGCATGCTCCTTGAAAGGCGCTGGATCAGGTAGGGCTGGAAGCTCCAGGGCTTGGCATTCATCAGCTGTGACTGCTAGCACCCCGACCGAGCGGAGTCCAAGAGTATTGACGAAATGCTCGTGAGCCTGAGGCGGATCAATCAGATCCCCATCGTAGCAAGAAAGCTTCATTTCATCTTTGGGCGTGGGGCTGAAAGCCTGAGATGTGATCCGGCCGTCCTGAATCCAATTCGGATTAACCTGGCGTAAAAGACGTGTGTTTCCTTTCATTAAATCTCTCCCTTAGCAGCCTTAGAAATCAGGTCAATCAGACTTTGCAGGTGCTCAGGGTCACTCAAGTCAAAAACTTCTGCGATTTCTTGCTTGGTCTGGGTGTTGAAACAATGCACATCACCCTGGCGCGCTCCGAGGTCAATGTCCATGCTCATGTCTTGGTTAGCCGTTCTCCACTCAAGCAAAATCCCTCCATCCTCGGTCGGATAGATGTAGGGCGTCGGCAGAGTGGCCGGGTAGCTTGAAGCGAAAAACGACTCGAGCCAATCGAACTCAGATTTGCTAGGGACGGCGCCGATTCCGTCGAGCCATCCAGGCTTCAGAAGTCTGAGATCGTCGATGCGAGCCAAGGGATCATTGGTGTCGATGATGACGGCATCCTCAATCATGTCAAATGAGTCTAGCCGCTCATGCCGGTCAAATCGAGCTACACCAGAAATCGAGACCTTCACGCCTTTCCTGTAGCCGCTCGTTGCTTCGAGGATGGTATCGAGGTGGATCGCATCCACAGACGACGTGATCTTCCGACCAGTCGGCAATTGAAGCTCAAAACTCATTTTCGCTTGGTCAAGCTCTGAAACCAGCCCGCGAACGGTAACCTCCTCAGTGATTTCCTCGTTCTGGGAAGCTAGCAGTAGGCGCCTGCGCGTCAGCTTAGTGAGCCTTGCCGGTCTCGCTTGTCCAGGGAAAAACTCAAGGATCTCACCGTCGCGTAATCCTCGCCCAAAGCGATCAAAGTATCCGAGAAGATTTGCCGGGAGCTGGGTGATGGGTTCGTTGTGTTCCGCTGCATCAATTGCTCTGCCAATAGCGTCTGCGGCCCGGTAGAAGAAGTCTTCATTGGCAGCTGGGAACAGCCCAGCTGAAGGATCTTCGTACTCGATGACTATTGCTGGACAGGCGCTGCCTTTTTTCACCTCAGCCAAAGCAAGCGTAAGCGGGCTTGTGAAACCCTTGGGTGTACGCTGCCGGCTGTTGTCCTGGACATAAATCCACTTCGCTACTGCAATCAGAAACTCCTCTAAAACCGCAAGGTCTTTGAGAATTTCTAAGGGAATCGTATGGTCATCGAACCTTTTGCCGACCAGCCTTGGCTCAATCAGAGGGCGCTTCATGAGTTATCCGTTTCTCGTAATTGTTTTGAGTCCACCTTGAGGTGGGATGGGATCTGCCGGCTCATACCAAATGAGCATTCCACACCAGCAGCACCCAGTCCTGCCATTACGCTTGCTCTCTGAGGATAAGTCCCGCCTTCACCTCATCCCCATACCCCACCAACCGATCCTCCCCAGCCCGGCGGATCCTCACTCTGGCACCTCGCAAGGTGTCTTTACCCGGACAATTAGCCCCAGGTGGGTTTCCTCTGCATATCCGGCAAGCCTTTCCTCGGCGTCCTGAAAGGACCGGCACATCCTCAGTACGGCTTGAGCATCTGGGTCATTCCCGGACAGGCTGATGCGCTCAGCAATCCGTTTCAGCTCGACCGCTGACCATTTCAGGTCAGAGGCCAGGCCCTGGAGGTCGCGGCGTAGTTCTTGGTTGGGCTTGGTTAGGGGCATGGCTATACCAGGTGTGCGTTCCAGACCAGCAGCACCCGGGCCTGGATGTAGGTCATATCCCTGCGGATCAGCCGATCCTTGTGCCTCGGGTTGTCCGAAATCATCTCGTAATGCTCCTCATCAGCCACCTGCAGGCGCTTGATATAGAGCAGGTCATCCCAGACGAATAGGTACACCCCATCGCCCACGAAGTCGCGGACGTTGATGTTCACGATCAGCGGGTCGCGGTGCTTTATGGTGGGCTCCATCGACTGGCCCCAGCCGGTGACCACCTTCAGGTGGTAATGCTCTTCGAACTCGACGCCGATTTCCCGCAGGTGACTGGGGCTGACGCGAATATCCTTGAGCATTTCCGGGTAGTCGTGCGGGATCTGGCCGCCCCCCATTGCAGCGCGGATATCGTAGTGGGCTATCCGAACCTCGTCCCCGACCAGGCCGGGTCGGGTGAAATCTACGGTAATCACATTTCCTTCATCGGTCGCTTCGGCGGCTGCAATCAACTGCGCGCGCGCCGAATCCGACAAGTTCTTGCCTTGCTTGGCGAGCATGGCGCGAACCATGTCGGCAGCTGAGGTTGGCGCCGGCTCTGCGACAGGCTCCGAAGTGACGTCCTGGATGCTCTCGTAGGAGAAGCCAGGGCGAAGCCCCCAGTGCTCGGGACCCACTACGTCAGAAAAGTAAGCGATCACGTCCATCAGCTTGGACTTGTCGATCCTGCCGTTTTTCACCCAGCCCTGTACCGACGGAGGCTTCACCTGGAAGTCGTCTGCGAGCTGTTTCTTGGATACGCCTTTGGCGATCCGCGCAGCATCAATGGCTGCACCTAATTCTGGTCCGGTAAGCATTGCCTAATTAGGCCTATCGCCAGCGCGGTTAGGCAATGGCTTGTACGAAATAAGGTAATGCCTTATATTCATCGGTAAATCTCCAGGAGAGAACTCATGAAATCAGCAGAAGCAGCCAAAGAAGCATCCCGCGTGCTGGGCAGCCAGGCGGAATTGGCGCGCCGGCTGAATGTTGCGGCACCAACCGTCAACCAATGGTGTTCAGGAGAGCGCACGGTCCCAGCCAAGCGCGCACTACAGATTGAGGCGCTTACGAATGGCGCTGTGAATCGTGCCGACCTGTGTCCTTCGTTCCCATGGAGCCAGATCGACAGCAATCCGACCCACGCGCTTTCCGCCGCTTAATCACTTTCAACCACAAAGGAACCAACCGTGTCGTACTTCGACCCCGACCACCTGCACAACAAGCCCACCAAGGTTCGCTTGGATGAGGCTGCCGACGACTTGCTTTCGGCGATGGCTCGTTTCAAGCGCACGCAAAAGGCTGTGCTCGCCAGGGAAATTCTGGAGCGCGGTCTCGACCAGATGATGCAAGAGCTTAACGCGAAGACTGACGTGGCCTGAAGTGGCCGAGGAGGCCCTGTGCCAGAAAGCAAAGAGCTGGAGATCCAGCTCGACGGGAAAGGCAATTCAGATCTGGCGTATCTCGCCAGGCAGAAGGGCTTAACCCCTGAGCAACTGGCGGCACAAATCATCAATGAGGCTCTGAACCGGATGACGAGAACCGAGCCTGGCCGAAGCAATGTTCGGTCGTTTCGCAAGGGCTTATAAGCCCCTGAGGGACTCATGAGGAACTGCCGTTGAAAGCAGAAAAACCCAAAAAGCAGAAACGAAAAAGCCGACGGGCTAGGTCGGCTGATTCAACTGCATTCGTAACGCTTGTGTGAGGTCATCATATATGCATCAGACCATCCAAAGCAATACCGTGGCCCTCGCGCCACAAAATGCGAACCACGATTTCGTGGCGCACAACAAAGCATTCCACCAATCGGCAGCTATGCATGCCGCCAGGATGATCCGTTTCCAGTACAGCCCATCTGCCAAAAGCGAGTGCCGTCGCGAATGCGTCGAGCATCTTCGTGCGTCTCTGGCAGGGGGTGAGGCATGAACTACGGATTTATCTATTGCTTGGGCAATCAGGCAATGCCTGGAATCTACAAGATCGGCATGACGGAGCGCGCCCCAAGTCAGCGCTGCCTTGAGCTTTCGAACTCGACTAGCGCCCCACTTCCTTTTGATCTCCTTTTCTACGGGGAGGTTGCGAACCCGCAGGCCGTTGAGCGCGAAATCCACGACTACTTCTCGCTTCAGCGAGTAAACGACTCTCGGGAGTTCTTCAGGGGGTATGCCCACGAGTTCCATGAAGCGCTGTCAGGCTGGTGCAACTCGGTCTGCACTACGTCGGACGGGGGCTATTACCTGTCAGTTGAAGATATCGTCGTAGGCATGACGCTTGCCGAGAGCGATGAGCGCCGCGTTGAGCTGTTTTGCCAGTTCGCTCGTCAGGAAGGCATTGTCATGTGGAATGACCAGGGCGTCGTTCGTTTCAACGTGCCTTCACTAGAGATGATCCCGCGCTGGATCGTAATGGTTGCTGCAACCTCGAAGAGCATTCTGCTCAAGCATCTACCAACTGAATTCATTGGCAGGCCGAAACTAGTGCTGGCCGCTTCCAATCCGGAGGTGGTGGCATGAGCAAGGTTGCCGTTCTCAGAGGCCAGAACACTATGCCGCTTCAAGCCATGCTTGATCGGCCGGTTGCCTATCACAGTGCTTTTGCAAAGCTCGGAGCCGGCGCTACGGGCGCCCTGATGCTTTCTCAGGCGGTTTACTGGTCGAGCCGTACCAATGACTCTGAAGGCTGGTTTTACAAGTCCCAGGTCGAGTGGGAGGCCGAGACAGGCCTTACCCGTTATGAGCAGGAGAGCGCACGCAAGAAGCTCGTGAAGCTTGGCTTCATGCAGGAGAAGAAGCAGGGCCTGCCATGCAAGCTTTACTACCGTGTCGACCTCGAAAAGGTTCAATCATCCTTGGATGCGGAAAACCAGCAAACTAGTTTGGGGAAAACCAGCAAACTAGCCTGTGGAGAACCACCGAACCAGTCAGGGGAAAACCAACACGCTATTACAGAGAATACAACAGAGACTACTTCAGACTCTGCTCAGGCGGGCGTGGCCGACATTTTCGAAGGCTCCAGCTACCGCCCGATGACCCTTGGCTGGAAACCGGACCAGAAGGCCCTGAAGTCCTATGCCTTTGCTCAAGGCGTAAGCGTATCCCTGTTCACACCTGAACTGATCGCCGCTTTCACTTGCCACCATTCGGCTCATCCAGAAACCCACGATACCGCTGCGGGCTGGACCAATAAGCTGGTCGGCTGGGCAAGGCGCGAGCGTGTGCGCACCGAGGCCAAGCCGGCGCCAATCGCAGCTCCGTACCAGCAGATTGTCGACCTGTATCACGAGCGCTGCCCTCGTTTTTCTGTCGTGACGGTGCTCGACGCGAAGATCCAGGGCCTAATCGCTGAACGCTGGGTCGAGCATCCCGTGCACCAGGACCTGTCTTTCTGGGCTGATTACTTCGAAGAGGCCGCCAAGCTGTGCGAGGTTTTCTACCGCGGCATGAAGCGCTTGCCGTTTCTTGAGGCCTTGGTGAGCCGTGACGTGTTCCGGGATGTGATGGAGGGCCGCGCAAATGCGTGATCCATACAGCCTTGAGGCAGAGCACGGCCTGCTCGGGGCAATGCTCCAGCGACCGGAACTGATTGAAACGCTGTCTGACGACATCACCCCAGAGTCGTTCTACTTCCCGGAAAACGCTGCGGTGTATCGCGGGATCATGGCAGTCCGCGCTGACGGCGGTTCGGTTGATTTCTTGACGGTTGCTGATCGCATCGGGCATTTGCCGACTGGCGACAAGGCGCTTTCCTATTGCGCCGAGATCGTAAAGAACACGCCAAGCGTTGCCAGCGCCGGCACATACGCAGGGATTGTTCGTGATCGAGCCATTGAGCGCGAATTGTACGACTTGAGCGCAAAGACGCTCGATATCGTCCAAGGTGAAGGCGACATTCAATCGAAGATCGTGGCCGTACAGGCTGCCGCTATGGCAATCGATGCTGGCGTTGATGGCGACGACGTGGTTATGGCGAGCGATATCCTCGATGAGCAGCTTGAGGTATGGCAGGCGCGTCATGACCGGCACTGCCGGGGCGAGGCGCTTATCGGCTTGTCCACCGGATTGAATGACCTGGACGAGAAGATCGGCGGCCTTCAGCCGGAGCAACTGATCATTGTTGCTGGCCGTCCAGCCATGGGCAAAACCACTCTGGCGATGGGCTTCGTGATCGACGCTGCTATCCGCCAGGCGAAATCTGCGCTGGTGGTAAGTCTTGAGATGAGCAAAGGCCAACTGATTGATCGCGCCATGGCGTCAGAGGGCCGCATCCCGCTCAGCCTGATCAAGAACGGCACTGCCTGCCAATCGCACGGAACTGAAATGGGCGTTGCTGCCAGGAAAATCAAACAGTCTGGGCTGTGCATTGCTGACCGGGCCGGGGCGACTGTTGGTCGCATCAGATCCCTGGCTCGTCGGCACAAGATGCGATACGGCCTGGACCTTCTGATGGTCGATTACCTACAGCTGATGGAGGGAGAGGGCGGCAACCGCACCGAGGAAGTCAGCAGCATCAGCCGTGGTTGCAAGCTTCTGGCTCGTGAGCTTGGCATCCCAGTCGTGCTGCTCAGTCAGCTATCCCGCAAGTGTGAAGAGCGCCCGAACAAGCGCCCTGTGCCTTCCGACCTTCGCGAGTCAGGTGCCATTGAGCAGGATGCCGACGTGATTCTCTTTGTGTACCGGGACGAGGTTTACAACGAGAACACCGAACACAAAGGCGTGGCTGAGATCATCGTCGGCAAAGGCCGTGATGTGGAAACCGGCACTGTCCGTGCCGCTTTCCTTGGCCAATACAACCGATTCGAAAACCTCGCCGCAGGCTGGAAGCCAGAACCGTCCGACCAGACGAGCAAAGTCACAAGCCTGGCGTCGCGCTACGGGAAGGAGAAGTTTTGATGGCCAAGTTGAACATCAAGCGCGCCGGGCAGCCGGCCGGGGAGGGGGTGTGAGCATGTCCGATCAACAACTGCTGGATCTGGCGGCAAAGGCTGCTATGCGCGCCGGACTCAAGCTGGAATGTCCAGATGAACTTGATGGGGTGTACGTATCTCGCTGCTCTGGCCGCAATGGATACACATGGAACCCGCTGGAAGATGACGGCGATGCGCTGCGCCTGGCCATGAAGCTTGGCATCTGCATCCAGTTCATCCCTGAGTGCGACACAGCATGCGCCTACCAAGAGCGCTCAACCACTGGCGAACCGTTCAACGTGCATGTAGCCGGCCTGGGCGACATCGAGACGCGTCGAGTAATCGCGCAAGCCGCCGCCGAGATCGGCAAAGCCATGCAGGAGAAGCACTGATGGACACCAACAAGATGCGCGAAATGCGTGAAGCCTTCGAGCGCACCAACTCCCGCGATCACCGCCGCCTGCCTCCGAAGGGCAACAACTACATCGATCCTATGGCCCAGGCTGACTGGGAGTCGTTCCAGCAGGGCTGGCAGGCCTCCCGCGAGGCCGTGGTGGTGGAGCTGCCGCGCGAGCCTTATCAATCACAAGGGCTGTACCAGCCTACCTACGAGGCAGCGCTGAAGGACTGCCGGGACGCTATCGAGGCCCAGGGCCTGAAGGTCGAGGTGAAGCCATGATCGCTGCCTACTTCCTGATCGTTCTGTTCACCGCCGGCAAGGATTCGGCGATGACCTCCGTGCCGATGGAGTCTGCCGAGGCTTGTCAGCAGGCGGCTGTGCAGGCCAAGGCCGACCTTGAGGGCACTTTCAGCATCGTGCGCACCAGCTGCGTAAGGGGTAAGCCATGACCATGAATAATTTCGCTCAACTCGTTGGCTACGCGGTCATGGGCGCTGGTGGTGCGATGTTGGCCATGTACGCGCTGTACCTGGCCTGGGCGATGTTTTGCGGAACTGCCAGCGGCTTCGTCAGGGCGGCCAGGGTTATCAGGGCGGCATGCAAGGGGGTGAAGCGTGGCTGAGAAAATCTCCGTCAACTCCCAGGCCAAGCTGTCCGAGGCCGTCACCATGCTCACCCGCCTGTTCCGCGACAAGAAGTTCGTCGTGGTCACCATGCGCCCCGGCAAGGACCGCACCCTGGACCAGAACGCTCTGTGGTTCGCCATGTACGACCGCATCGCCAAGAGCACCGAGATGGGCGACATCGAGGATGTGCGCCGGTACTGCAAGCTGCACTTCGGCGTGCCGATCATGCGTGCCGGCTGTGCCGAGTTCCGCACCGGCTGGGCCGAGTCGTTCATCCACCTGCCGTATGAGGTGAAGCTGCGCCTGATGGGGCCGTGCGCGATGTTCGGGCCGGATGGATTCCCCGTGACCAGGCTGTTCGACCGGGCCCAGGGCTGCCAATACACGGACCGCATCGTGGCCGAGTTCGCGCCGCAGGGTGTGGTGTTCAGCGATCTGCTGAGCGAGGAGGCGGCATGAGCCTGACCAAGGAGATCAAGCCGAAGAAGTGCAAGGCACCAGGTTGCGGCCAGCGCTTCAAGCCGACTATGACCACGCAGAAGATATGCAGCATCGCCTGTGCGCTGGCCATGTCGAAGGATTCGAAGGTGCAGAAGGTTGCGGCCAAGGCCATCACCAAGCAGGCCCGGGAAGACCTCAAGGAGCGTCGGGAGAAGCTGAAGACCCGTCGCGAGCACATAGCCGAGGCCCAGACCGCGTTCAACGCCTACATCCGCGAACGCGACGCCGGCCTGCCGTGCATCAGCTGCGACTCGCTGCCGAGCGACCACGACCTCATCACCGGCAGCCGCTGGGACGCCGGCCATTACCGATCGGTGGGTGCTTGCCCGGAACTGCGGTTCGAGCCGCTGAACGTCCACCGCCAGTGCGTTAAGTGCAACCGGAACCTGTCGGGGAACGCGGTCGAGTACCGCATCCGGTTAGTGAAACGCATCGGTGCCGACCAGGTTGATTGGCTCGAAGGGCCTCATAAGCCCCAGCGCCTGACCATCGAAGACCTGCAGGCCATTAAGGCCCTGTACAGGCAAAAACTCAAAGACCTACGGAGGGTCGCAGCATGACACCAGCATGGGGATTCCTGATTTTGGCCGCCCTCATGGTGGTGGGTGGTTTATCGCTGTCATGGGCCGGCGCAGTGCGCCGCAAGCGCAGCTACGAAGAATTCATTTTGAGAAAGGCCAAGCGGGCAGGGGGTGGACAGTGAACTATCAGAACGTGGTATCGGCAGTGGTCCGCGCCCTGGCGGCCGAGACGATCAACAGCGCGGGCGGTTGCGACTTCGAGCCGAAGGTCCAAGCGGCGAAGCAGAAGGGCGCCATCGTGGGCAAGGAGGCTGCCTTCCTCTTCGACTGCATGGTGTTCAGCCGGCTGCACAAAAACCTCACCTCGGAGCACTGGCGGCACTTGGTGGCGAAGTATTCGACGCACGTCGACCGCAAGCACGCCGCGATCGAGGAAATCACCCGCTCTCATCGCTCGCCGGCACCGGAGCGTTTCCGCCACTGCGCGATCCTGACCTGGGCCATGCCCAAGCTGCCAGGTGTGGACGGTAAGCGCAGTACCAGCGTCCTGCCAGCCGCCTGGTACGAGATGGACAACTGGAGCAACGAGCCACACCCAATCAAGACCCAAGAGCGCTGGAGGCGGGATATCCGCAAGGCTCTGGAGCGCGAGGTAGACGCCGCCCTGGTCGAGGCCCAGCACATTCTCGAACATGAAGGCCTTTTGGTGGCAGATGTCGCTTGACGCCGATTGAGCCAATGAGCCAATATACGTCCATCCTGTGATTCCTGCGCCTGATGATGGCGACGCCGAACGCAGGATGGTCTGGAGATTTCATGACCCAGATCCATCGCTTCCCCTTCATTGAGACGTCCAGTCTCCCCAGCTACAACATTTGCCAACGAGCACGCTGCCTCCGAGACGCCTTGGAAGGCACGCATTACTGCGCAGCACATCAGCCAAAGCCGAAAGCTCCTGATGCCGCATGGGCTGGCAAGAAGGTCGTCTACATCATCGGCGCTGCTGGTGATGAATTCGTTAAGATTGGCTACGCCACAGACCTGAGCGCCCGCCTGGTCAACATGCAGGTAGGATCAGCGCGAGAGCTGCTGGTGCACTGCGTGCTGGAGGGTGATATCAAGGTTGAATCAATTCTTCACCTGGAGATGCAGCAGCATCACGTGCGTGGAGAGTGGTTTAAGGCAGAGCCGGTAAAGGCGTTGTGCGAGAAGCTCCAGAAATGCCGATACACCAGGATGAGGCTCAAAGTAGAGTCGGTCATCAGCGAGTGGAACGAGTCTGGCCACCCTTGGGATGGCCGGGGAGTAGCGCAACGCCGTAAGCGACCAAGATTCACAATTAGCACCTAATCAAGGCCCGGCCCCAAAAGCCGGGTTTTATTGCCCAATGAGGCCCTCAAGAGGCCCGACGCCACCTCTGGCGAGGTCAGATTTTTTTTGTGTAGCACGGAACGTTTTGATGGCGCTATGATTCTGATAGGTTGCTAACTAAACAAACATGGAAGACCGTGATTATGAAAACCGTTCTAGCTGCTGCAGCACTGTCCCTTGTCGCTGCGTCTGCCGGAGCAGCTGAGCTTTCCGGGGCGCTGGGTGCGACAAGTCAAGGCGGCATTACGGCGCGTGCAGGCGTTGGCTTTAACTGGGACAAAAGCTGGTTTGAATCCAGTACTGGCCGTCTAACCGGTTACTGGGATGCTGGGTATACCTATTGGGAAGCAGGAGATGCTTCCGGTGGCGCTCACTCGCTGTCCTTTGCGCCAGTTTTCGTTTACGAGTTCGGCAGCGGTAACGTGAAGCCATTCGTTGAGGCTGGCATCGGCCTGGCGGTCTTCTCTGGTACGTCCGCAGGTGACCAGGACTTTGGTTCGGCCTTCAACTTCGAAGACCGCATCGGTGCGGGCTTGAAGATCGGCGAGACGCAGAAGGTTGGCATCCGAGCGATTCACTACTCCAACGCTGGCATTAAGCAGCCCAACGACGGTATCGAGTCGTACTCGCTGTTCTACAGCCACCAGATTTAAAAAAGCACGATCCCTCTTTGCCCGCCCTGTGCGGGCTTTTTTATGCGGATGACACGCTCAGGCAGCTGGGCTAAGTCGGTAGTGGCGTCGATCAAAGCCGTGCGCTCCCTGATCGACTACGCGATGAGAGTCTGGGGTACGTGACCCAGCGAGCCAGACCAGCAAGCCGGGTACGCACCGGCCCTCCGCACCCATTCTGAGCCTCGGTACATGCCGGGGCTTTTTCGTATCTGGAGCATGCAAATGTCCGAAACCAACGAAACCCTCGCGTCATTGCGCTCCAGCATCGAAGCGCTGCACAGCTTTAGCGTCACTCTGCAGATGATGCTCTCGAGCAAGGCAGAAGCCTCTTTCGTTTCAGAGCTTGCATCCCGCGTCACTGCCTGCGAGGGCCGGGTCGCCACCTGCGGAAGTCAGGTCGCAGCCCAGGGCGCGCTGATTGCTGCTCAGGGGCACGCTATTACCCCCCCTTGGCCGCGGATTACCAGCGAGGACAGCGCCAAGGTGAATGCAGACAACGCTCTGGCTACTCCTTTCGTTGTTGTCGATGGCCAGACATTCATCTGCCAGGCAGCTATCGACAGTCTTCTGTACGTCAAAGATCCTGACCGATTAAAGGTGAAGCTGAGCATTAACGAGCAAGGGCAGTACGTCGCTGCCGGCATCGGCATTGGCGTTCAAGACGCTGAGCAACCGAAGCAGCCCAGCGTTACCGACCTCTTGGATCAGATCAAGGCTCAGCTCAGCGAATCACAGCTGGCCACCGAGCTGGAAAGCAGGATCGCACTGATTGAGCAGAGCGATGCTGCTATCGCCGAGCGCCTAACTGAGCTTTCCGTTAAGGTTGATCTTGTTCTGAGGGGGATGGCAGGGAAAGGGGACGCAGCCAGCATTTAGCCATATACTGCCCACCATTTCAGCCTTGATGAGAATCTGGCATGGCAGAGTACGATAAACTAATTAGTGCGATGGCAGAGCGTATGAGCGCATTTGAAGAGCGGATAATTTCATTCGAGCAAAGGCTTGATCGAACTGAGTCTTCAATCGAAAAACTGACCTCGAAGGTCGACAATCTGATCATAGCGATTGGCGAGCAAGCGTCGGATGCACGTCATCTAAGAACAATTTTTGAAGGCTTCGAGAAGATATGTGAAGAGCGCTTCAGAAACTCCCCCAGTAAGCTAGATCTGCGGGAGGAGCTGGAGCGCTTTTCTGAGCGATCTCAAAAGAGGCGCGGGCAAAGCATCACTCTTTGGATCTCGCTTGCTTCTCTCCTGGCATCGATTTGCCTCGTGGCATTCACCGTCTACAAAGGCTAGATCAATCTTCCAGTCCCACGTCTTTCCGTACTTGCCCAATCAGCAGCGCTTTGATCTGGGCGATTGTCATGTCGTCAAGCCCCTCTGGTGCCGGGAAACTAGTAGTCAACGTGGTTCCGGACCCGGCTTTGACCGAGCCGAAGACCGTTGGCTTGAATGGCGGATTTGGGATTAGGTTCTGGAGATTGATCGAGTCAACCTCGAATGTACCTTTGGTCATATTTCACCTGGACTGGATTTTGAAAGTCGCCGGCGGCAATAAATCTTGCCTCCTCACCCGGCAACCCGGCTGAGGCTATGTGAACGGCTAGCCAAACGCCTCGAGCAAGCGATCTGCTCTCGAGCTTTGAGTAAATTAACGCATTCCCTCCCAACAAGTAAGCAATCTATTGATTTGGAGCCCTTTCAATGGCCGAACCGAGCACCGGCGCCCTTGCAGTGACCGGCTTACTTGCCAGCGTCGGCCTGGGCGCTTTCTTCCCTGAACTGGACCTGGCCACCCTGGTGGGCGCGTTTGGCGGGGCTTTCTTCTACGTCGTCTATGCCAAGGACATTGGCATGCTTCGCCGCATCGGCTACCTGCTGGCCGGCTGGATCGGTGGCTACCTTGGTGCCGCTGAGATGCTGGGCAGGGCCTGGACGCAAACCGCAGGCTTCAGCGCCTTCGTGTGCGGCGTGCTCTGCGTCGTCACGTTCTCTGGCTTGCTGGAGTGGATGCAGACCGGGCAGATGCCCCGGTGGCTGCAATGGGTCTTCCGCCTGCGAGCCAGGAAGGAGGGTTGAATGGTTGCCGTTATCCAGGCCGCACTGTGCGCCGTCATCTTCGTGATGATCGGCTTGCGCTACCGGCCATACCCCGATGCCCGCTACAAGCTGGGCGTATCCCTGATGGCCTGGGCTGCCTGCGCGGTGACCGGCATGCAGTGTGTCAGCCTCATCGGCCGCATGGTGCTCCATGACGAGTTCGCTGATGTGTCGTGGTTCAACACTGCGTTCTACCTTCTGGCCGCCATTCTGGTGTGTCGGGCCAAGGGGAACGTGGCCAAGATCGTGCGCGTTGACTGACCCGCGCCACAAATTCGAGATGCGCTGTTTTGTGGCGCGCAAATTCATGACCCTCATAGCGAGGCATCAAGTCTCAAGGATTCTCTATGGCGCTGACAGCAAAACAGCAGCGCTTCGTCGACGAATACCTGAAAGACCTGAATGCCACGCAGGCCGCTATCCGCGCCGGGTACAGCAAAAAGACAGCCGCTTCCATCGGGCAGGAGAACCTGAGAAAACCTGAGATTGAAAAGGCTCTCAGGTCGGCCACGCAGGAGCGCTCAAAACGAACGGCGATAACGCAGGATTATGTGCTGTCCGGGATCGTCGAGGTCGTTGAGCGTTGCCGCCAGGTCGCCCCGGTGCTCGACAGGTCAGGCGAACAGATCCTGGTGGAGACGCCCACTGGCGAACTTGCTCCGGCATTCGAGTTCGATGCCAAGAACGTGCTAAAGGGCCTTGAGTTGCTTGGCAAGCACCTGAACCTCTTCGCTGAGAAGGATGCGCTGGATATTGAGCTCAAGCGGCTTGAAGTCGAAAAGCGCAAGGCAGAGATCAAGCGCCTGCAGGATGGTGGCGGTGATGATGGCCTAACCCCGCAGCGGGTAGAGGTGATTGTCCGGGACGCGAGGAAGCCAGATGCCGACGCTTAACGTCCCGCAGTCCAAATTCATCAACATGCCGCATAAGTTCCGTGGCTTCGTGGCTGGCTTCGGCTCAGGAAAGACCTGGGTGGGCTGCGCAGGCATCTGCAAGCACGTATGGGAGTGGCCTCGGATCAACTCCGGCTACTTCGCCCCGACGTACCCGCAGATTCGCGACATCTTCTTCCCGACCATCGAGGAGGTCGCCTTCGACTGGGGCCTTAAGGTCAAGACGAAGGAGAGCGACAAGGAGGTCGAGTTCTACAGCGGCGGCCAATACCGCAGCACAACCATCTGCCGCTCGATGGAGAAGCCGCAGACCATCGTGGGCTTCAAGATCGGGCACGCCCTGGTCGACGAGCTCGATGTTCTGCCCGCGCTCAAGGCCGAGCACGCCTGGCGCAAGATCATTGCCCGGATGCGCTACAACGTGCCTGGGCTGAAGAACGGCGTGGATGTGACGACTACCCCCGAGGGGTTCAAGTTCGTCTATCAGCAGTTCGTGAAGCAGCTGCGCGAGAAACCGGCCCTGCAGGGCATGTACGGCCTGGTGCAGGCCAGCACGTTCGACAACGAGCTGAACCTGCCGCCCGACTACATCCCGTCGCTGATGGAGTCCTATCCGGCCCAGCTCATCCTAGCCTACCTCAACGGCCAGTTCGTCAACCTGAACTCCGGGTCGATCTACCACGCCTACGACCGGAAGCTGAATTCCTGCTTCGACACCGTAGAGCCTGGAGAACCCCTGTTCATCGGCATGGACTTCAACGTCGGCAAGATGGCGGCGATCGTCCATGTGAAACGGCCTGACGGAAAGCCAAGGGCCGTGGATGAGCTGATCGACGGCTTCGACACCCCGGACATGATCCGGCGCATCAAGGAGCGCTACTGGCGGCACAACGGCAGGGACTATGAGAAGACCTGCGAGATCAGGATCTATCCCGATGCCTCGGGAGGATCGCGCAAGTCGGTGAACGCCAGCGAGACGGACATCGCCATCCTGCGCCAGGCCGGGTTCAGCGTCATCGCGCCCGACGCCAACCCGCCAGTGAAAGACCGGATCAACGCCATGAACGCGATGTTCTGCAACGCGAATGGCGAGCGGCGTTACCTGATCAACCCGCTGCGCTGCCCGACCTACGCAGATGGCCTGGAGCAGCAAGTGTGGGCGGCCAACGGTGAGCCCGACAAGAAATCTGGCGTGGACCACGCGAACGACGCGGGTGGCTACTTCATCCACCACGACTACCCGATCAGCAGGCCGGTTACCCACGTACCAATCACGTTCACTTTCTGAGGCCACCCATGCCGAACTTCATTCCCCGGGCAGAGTACTCGGAGGCCTTGCCCGGCTGGCTGCTGGTCAAGCGCTGCGTGGCCGGCGCCCGTGAGGTGCGCAAGCACGACGAATACCTGCCGATGCCGGACCCGGAGAACAAGTCTCCCGAGAACCTGGCGCGGTACAAGCAGTACAAAAAGCGGGCGATGTTCCTGAACGTCACCGGGCGTACGCGTACCGGTCTGTTGGGCGCGGTGTTCCGCAAAACTGCTGAGCTGACCCTTCCGACCGGCGTGGAATACCTGAAAGAGAACGCCAGTGGCGATGGCACGAGCCTGGAGCAGCTTTCCAAGGATGCCGTTGGCGAATGCCTGGATGCCGGTCGGGGTGGGTTCCTCGTGGACTTCCCTGCGGTTGAGGGTGTGTCCTCGATGGCAGACATGCAGGGCCGCAGTGCGCTGATCCATCACTACGGCGCCGAGTCGATCATCGACTGGGACGAGCAGGTGGTCGATGGCGTGAAGCGCCTGGTCTACGTGTGCCTACTGGAGTGCGTGTCGGTGTTCAGCCCAGAAAGCCTGGAGCGAACCACGGACACCCAGTACCGGGTCCTGCTGCTGGTTGATGGCCGCTATGTCCAGCGCATCTACGGCAAGGACGGCATCAACTACACCGAATTCTCGCCGCTCGACAAGAACGGCCAGGCCTTCGATCACATCCTTTTCAGCTTCTACGGCGCGCAGAACAACGACGCCAGCGTCGACAAATCGCCTCTTGAAGACCTGGCCGACGTGAACATCCTCCACTATGGCAACAGCGCCACGGTGGAGGAGAGCGGGTTTATCAGTTCGCAGCCCACGCTGTTCATCACCACCGACATCAGTGCCGACGAGTTCGCCAAGGTGAACCCGAACGGCATGCACATCGGTTCGACCCGGGGCTACAACCTCGGAAAGGCCGGTACTGCAACCCTCGTCCAGGCAACCGAGAGCCAGCTGGCTCGAACGCTGCTGAAGGACAAGGAAGAGCAGATGCTGATGATCGGCGCCCGCATCGTCCAGAAGGCAGGAGGCGCCGAGACGGCTGAGGCCGTTCGCATCCGCTACAGCTCGGACAATAGCGTACTGGGCACCATCGCCGGCAACGTGTCTGAGGCCCTGAAACGAGCCATCCTCGACGCTGAGCGCTTCATGATGGGCGAGCCGGACGAGGACGGGACTGTCTTCTGGCTCAACCAGTCGTTCTTCGACGAGACCATGACCGCCCAGGACATCCTGGCCCAGATCCAGCTGTGGCAGCAGGGCTTCATCGCCAAGCGGGATGTTCGGGTCAATCTTCGTCAGGGTGGCGTGCTGGAGGCGGACCGCAGTGACGAGAAAATCGACGATGACCTTGCCCAGCAACCGCCGGTGACCGGCAACGACACCGGAGGCGGCGAGGATGAGCAGTGACGGCTACCTGTCCGACGCAGCGACTCGCCACCAGGTGCACGTGCAGCGCTACGCTGGGGGCAGCCTCAAGCGCCTGGCCAAGTTCATCACGAAGGCAATCAGCACCGCCAAATCGCGCGTATCAGGGGGATTGAGCCGCTACGGCACCCAACGGTACGAAAAGCAGATCCAAGAGCTGCAGGGCGAGCTGGCGGGCGTATACGGCGAGATGAAGCAGCAGGCCGTGCTCGACCTGACGGAATTCGCCGGGTATGAGGCCGAGTTCAACATGACCCTGCTGGGCAAGGTCGTGAAAACGGTGGTCCAGCTGAACAAGCCCAGCATCGAGCAGGTGGCCGCCGCAGCGCTGGCCGATCCGCTTGATCTGGAGGTCGGCAAGGGGCGACAGCGCATCAGCATCGCCGGCGCGCTCGACCAGTACGGCACCAAGAAAAGCGCCGAGATCATCAGCGAGATTCGCATGGGGTCGGCGCTGGGCGAAACGACTGGCCAGATTACCCGCCGGCTCACATCGCTCGGCGTGCAGCAGCGCGACCAGGCTGGCGCACTGGTGCGGACCATGACCAACCATATCGCCAGTTCGGCGAGGTCGCAGGTCATGGCCGACAACGACGACATCCTGAAGGGTAAGCGCCGGGTCGCCACGCTGGACGGCAGGACCACGCCGCTCTGCCGGGCTCTGGACGGCACGGTGGTGCCGATGTCCGCGCCGTCGCCGCCGTTCCACTGGAACTGCCGGACCACCGAGATCCCAGTCCTCAAGGATGAGTTTGCCCGAGATATCCCTGGCTCAACTCGCCCAGCGGTAGGCCCGGACGGTGCCGAGCAGGTCAGCAGCAAGACCACCTACGGCGAATGGCTTGCACGCCAGCCGGCAGCGTTCCAAGAGGATGTGCTCGGCCCGGCTCGCTACAAGCTGTTCAGCAAGGGCCAGCTCACCATCGACCGGTTTGTCGACGATGACGGCCGCACCCTGACCCTCAAGCAGCTGCGCGAGCGTGAGCCGATGGCATTCGAGCGGGCCGGCCTGAACTGATCCGCGCCACAAAACACGGCGCCTCTATTTCGTGGCGCGAAATTTCCAAGCCCTGGCTGAGCCGGGGCTTTTTTGTATCCGCAGGCAGGGCCTGCTCAACGTCTCTGGGAGACAGCAATGACCTTGAAATTCCAACTGGACAGCCTCGAAGGCGTCGAAGAATCGGTAGCAGCCCTGTACGTCGAGAAGGACGGCAAGTTTGTCCTGGGCATCGATGGCCTTCCGCAGCAGGAAGACGTCACCGGCCTGAAGGCCAAGGTGGAGGAGCTCCTGGGCGAGAAGAAGGCCGCCGAGAAAGCCCGCCGCGAGGCCGAAGAAAAGGCGCGCGCCGAGGCTGAGGAGGCCGCCCGCAAGTCTGGCAACGTCGAGGAGCTCGAAAAGTCCTGGTCCGAAAAGTACAACCGCCGCGAAGCTGAGCTGACCGGCACCCTCGAAAGCGAGCGCGCCACCCTGCAAGGCCAGATCCGGGATCTGACCGTGGGCCGCACCGCTACCGAGATCGCGACCGCCCTGGCCGTTCCTGGCAGCGCCAAGGCATTGCTTCCCCATATCGAACGCCGACTGAGCGTCGAGCAGCGCGACGGTAAACCCACCGTTGTCGTGCTGGACGCCGCCGGCAAGCTCTCGGCGGCAACGCTGGACGAGCTGAAAGCAGAATTCACCAACGATCCGGCCTTTGGCCCGCTGATCGCTGGCAGCAAGGCATCTGGCGGCGGGGCCGGCGGACACCAAAAAGGCGGCGGGGCCGGCCTGAAACGATCCGAAATGTCCCCCGTGGCCAAGCGCGAGTACATCCAGGCGCATGGGCAGGACGCTTTCCTCAAATTGCCAAAATAGGGAGTAGCCCATGGCGACCACCGTTAACTCGGACCTGATCATCTACAACGATCTGGCCCAAACCGCCTACCTGGAGCGTATCCAGGATGTCATCGACGTGTTCAACGCATCGTCGAATGGCGCCATCATCTTCGACAACGAACTGATCGAAGGCGACCTGCGTAAACGCTCGTTCTACAAGATCGGCGGCGCCATGGAACACCGTGATGTGAACTCCAGCTCGACAGTGACTGGCAAAAAGATCGGCGCTGCTGAGATGGTTGGCGTGAAAGTGCCGTTCAAGTACGGCCCGTACGAGACCACCGAGGAGGCGTTCAAGCGCCGTGCCCGCTCTCCGGAGGAGTTCTCCGAGCTGCTCGGCCAGGACTATGCCGACGCGGTGCTGGAAGGTTACGTGCAGTACGCCATGGCCGCCTTGATGGCGTCCATTGGCTCCAATGCCGACATGGTAGCTGCTGCCAGCTTCGCGACCGACGGCAAGAAGGCGCTCACCAAGGGCATGCGCAAGTTCGGCGACCGATTCGGCCGTATCGCCCTGTGGACCATGGACTCGGCCACCTACTTCGACATGGTCGATCAGGCGATCACCGAAAAGATCTACGAAGAAGCGGGGGTCGTCATCTACGGCGGCCAGCCGGGCACGATGGGTAAGCCAGTGCTGGTGGCCGACTCGATGCCAGCAGAAACCATCTTCGGCCTGCAGTCCGGTGCCGTGAAGGTCACCGAGTCCCAGGCACCGGGCTTCCGCTCGTACAACATCGACAACCAGGAGAACTTGGCGATCGGCTTCCGTGCTGAGGGCACTTTCAACCTGGACGTCATGGGTTACAGCTGGAAGGACTCGACTGGTGGGGTCAACCCGAACCTGGCCGCGGTTGGCGCTGCTGCCAACTGGAACAAGTACGCCACCAGCAACAAGGCTACCGCTGGCGTCCTGATCGACCTGTCCGCGCCGTAATCGGCTCACTGCAAAGGCGGGCCCTTAGGGCCTGCCCTGGAGGCATTCGATGGAACTGATTTATACAACCCAACGGAGCGGCTTCGACCCGGGCAAGCGCTACCGCAATCCGCTGCACTTCCAGCACGCCGAAGATGGCGTCGAGGAAGTTGTCGTGATTGGCGACTGGCCGAAGGTAGTGGAGGCCTATGAAGCGGTAGGTGTCGAGGTTACCGTGGTTGAGGCGCTGAAGCGTGCTGCTGTGGTTGTAGGCCCGGACTCTGCGGCTTTTGAGCGTCTGGTCGCCGAGCTGGCCATGGTAGGCGTGATCGTCGAGTCCTTCGCATCGCGGAGCCTGGAGCGTCCTGAGGGGGAACTTGGCGAGACCGCTGGCCGGCTCTTCCAGGTGCTGGATGCGGTCAATGCTGGCATCGTCAGCCTGCAGCGTGAGCGCGACGGCGAAGCTCAGAAGGTTTCCGGCCTGGAGCAGGAGAAGGCAGACCTGCTGAAGCAGAATGCCGAACTGCTCAAGCAAATCGAATCCCTCAAGCCAGCAAACGCTGACCCCGAGGTCGAGGCCCTGAAAGCCAAGCTCGACGCCGCGAACGTCTCCTACCGCTCCAATGCCTCGAAAGAAGCTCTGCAGAAGCAGGTCGCTGACCTCGACAAGCAGTAATCCCGGGGCTGAGGCCCCAATCATTCAAGCGGAGGCCGGATGGCTACCTACATCACTGTGGCCGACGTAGACGCCATCCTTGGGCCTGACTGGGCAGCTCCAGAGCTGAAGGACGAGGCGGTCTTCGAGGCGAATGCCTACCTCACTGCGCTCAACCTGGTCGGCATCGACATGGACAACATCCCTGACGATGTGAAACAGGCAGGCGCGCGGCTGGCCAAGTGCGCTTCCCAAGGAAAGCTTTACCAGCAGCAGACCGAGGGCTCGCTCGAGGCGAAGACGGTCAAGGCCGGATCGGTATCGACCAGCAAGACCTTCGGCTCGATCGACAAGACCAGCACTGTAGCCCAGCCAGCCTGCGTACAGCTGGCCCTGGCGCTGCTTACGCCATGGCGCAGCAATCCGTTCGCCTTTGCTGTGAAGAGGGGATAGCCATGGGGCTCCGCGACGACATCCAGGCAGACCTGGCCGAGGCCTTCGACGAAGACCTGGCCGACGCGGTATCGACGTTCGCCGGTACCTACATGGGGCCCGGCGTCTGGGACCCGGTAAACGAGACCACCACGGCGCAGCCAGTGACCTACACCGGGCGCGGCGTGCTCGACAGCTACGACAGCCGGCGCATCGACGGCCTGAACATCCTGGTGGGCGACGTACTGCTGATCTGCCTGGCCAACGAAGTCACCGACAGGCCGGCCGTCGGGCACCAGATAACGGTCACGGACCTGATGACAGGGCAGCCTGCTGTATATCGCGTGGTCAGCCCGGCGCCTGATCCAGCAAAGGCGCACTACGAAGTCCAGCTGAGGAAGTAGCCATGGCCAACGGAAGAGGGTGGAGCACACCGCCGAGCCTGTTCGCGGGCGTGGTTGAGGAGGAGCTCACCCAGCGCGTCCGGGTTATCGCTCTAGCAATGCTCAACGAAATCGTACTGCGGTCGCCGGTCGATACTGGTCGGTTCCGGGGCAACAACATCGTGAGCGTCGGGGCGCCGGTCTACACATCCATCAACAGCGTAGACAAGAACGGAAACGAGACGATCCAGCGAGGCTTGTCCGTCATGAGTGGACTTGAGCCGTTCACGCAGGTGTTCATCCAGAACAACCTCCCATATGCAGAGCGTCTCGAGAACGGCCACTCCAAGCAGGCTCCGGATGGCGTATTCGGCTTGGCCTTCACCGGCGTGGCAGAGGCGTATTCGTCATGACTTACGAGCAGATTCGGCAGGCTGTAGTGGCCCGAATGGTGTCGTTCACCGGTATCGAGCAGGCGAGAATTCTTTATCCGAACGCTCAGATTCCTTCAACAAGCCAAGACACCTCTGGCGCGTTCAAGCCGCCCGCAACCGGCCTCTGGTGCCGGCTGCATATCGGCCACGCTACGGCCTTCATGGCAGGCATGGCGGACCGCCCGCATACCCGTAAGCCCGGAATCATCACCGTGCAGTGCTTTGCGCGACTGCAGGCCGGCATCAAGGGCTTGAATGAGCTTGCAGACGCGCTGGAGGCGCACTTCGCCTACTGGAGCACAGGAGATCTTGAGTGCATCGAGACCAGTCAAGTCGATGCAGGAGAATTCGAGGGCTTCTACCAGATCAACGTGAATACCCGGTTCCGCGCCGGCTGAATGCAAGACCCCACTGAACCTGCCCGCCGCGAGCGGGTTTTTTAATGCCCGCAGATAGGAGACTCAAATGAGTTCTGGCGCCCGGCAAACAACGTACTTGATCCCGGAAGTCACTCCGGGCGTAACCCCAACAACCGGCGCATGGGATACGCTGCGCCTCACTGGAAACACCCTGTCGCCCACCGTCAACACCCAGGCAAGTGACGAGATCACCGACCAACGTATCAGTCAGGGATCGGTTGCAACCAGTGTCGACATCCAGGGCGACCTGTCTGCCGAATTGTCCTACGGGACCTTCGATAAGCTGCTGGAGGCGGCCTTCTACGGCACTTGGGCTGGCAACGTGCTGACGGTTGGCAGCACTCGCCGGACCTTCACTCTCGCCAAGAACTTCGATGACGTGAGCGTATTTACCCTGTTCAAGGGCATGCACGTCTCGACCTTCGGCCTGGATATCCCGTCCGACGGAAAGATCACCGCAACCTTCAACCTGATGGGCCTGGACTACGCTGACGGCGACGCCAGCACCGTAGGCACCATCAACCCGCCGACCACCACGCCGTTCATGTCGAACGCCAACGTCGGCACCCTGCTGGTGGACGGACAATCGCTGGAAGGCCAGGCCTGCGTCTCGGCACTGTCGATCAACCTCGACAACACCCTGCAAACGCAGCGCTGCCTTGGAACCAACCGTCTCGGCCCTGGCGCGCACATCGCCACCGAGGCCGCGATCACCGGAAGCATCACCCTGGCATGGTCGCAGCGAGCTTGGTCGATCTGGAAAAATTCGTTCACTCGAAAACCGGTGGCTGTGCAATTCCCGATTACCGACTCGCTTGGCAACCAGTACGTTCTGAGCTTCCCGGCTGTGGAGGTCGACGGCGACCTGCCGAATGGCGGGAAGCGCGACCTGATCGAAGTCACGCTGAACTACACCGTCGCTAAGCAGGCCCCAACCATCACTCGCGTGCCAGTCGTTCCGGTCAACAGTGTTGCGGTGACTCCGACTACTGCGTCAATTGTCGTGGCAGCAACCCGCCAACTGACCGCGTCTGCGCTGCCATCTGGCGCCGCCCAGAACGTAACGTGGAGCAGCTCGGCTCCGTCGATTGCCACAGTCAACTCGTCCGGCCTGGTCACTGGAGTAGCCGCTGGGTCGGCAGTCATCACCGCCACCAGCGTATCGGACCCAACCAAGACCGCTACCTCGGCGATCACGGTCACCGCATAACCTACATCACTTTTGGTCGCCCCGGTTTCAACGCCGGCCGGGGCGGCCTTTTTATTGGCGTGGCGTAAGGAATTCAAAAATGGCCCTGAAGCTGAGCAAGAAACCGGAAGCTGTAGGCGCAACCAAGTGGCTCGACTACGACAAAGACACCAAGGTCGAGGTCGCCGGCCTCGACAATCCCGAATACCAGGTCGCCTTGGAGCGTGCTCGTCGCCGCCTGCGTAAGAACGACGAACAGTTCGAGCAGGGTGACGTAGGCGTGGTGAGTGGTGAGAAGACCGAGCACAGCACCCAGTGCATGCTTCTGGCTCACTTCATCCTCAAGGACTGGAGTGGCGCTCAGGACGAGAACGGAAACCCTCTGAAGTACTCGCCAGATGTAGGGGCGCAGATGCTCGAGGGCGATGTCGAATTCTTCCTGTTCGTGCTCAGGGGCGCCGCCGAATTCTCAGCAGAGAGCAAACAGGAGCTCGACGAGATCGTGGGAAAGCCGTCGACCGCTTCGGGTGGGAGCGGGAGTTCGGCGGCGAGAACCCGGAAAAGCGCGCAGAAACCTACCGGCGACTGAAGCTACCTGTCCCGATAGAGCCGGATCGCGATCCGATCACGGCTTACCTGCTCAGTACCTTCCGTAACGTCTGTCGTGGCCGACGATACCTGTCCACGATGACTGGTGCGCATCCGCTCCGGTTGTCGGCTCGGGAGATCAGCGACTGGCTGGAAGCTCACCCTGCGCCCATGCCAAGGCACGAGGTTGATGAGGTGATGTTTGCGCTGGATGAATTGGTCATGAGCGAGAAGGACGAGGGCTAGCCATCAAAATCATACAGCTTCATTGATGCGGAGAAGTTCCGCATAAGCTGAATGCCCACAATCTGACCGCCGATATATAGTCGCCCGTCTTCATGGCTGATTTCATCTTGTAGCTTTCGCTGCTGCAGCATAAGCGTTATCGCTCGGGAGATCGGTTCCATGCCGTCAGGATAGGGGCCAGATCTGGGTTTGCGAATGATTGCGTCCGGCAGTTGTTCAGCAACGAACCCGGCTCCGGAGTGGAGCTGGTAGCCCTTTAGCAAGTCATCACATTCGGAGAATCCGACGTGGAAAATAGTTGTGGTCTGGAGATCAGCGCTGGCACCCCACCTTGCAAGTTCAGACTCAAAGATACGCTTGAGGCGATGTGGGGCTTCAGCGTTGAGCCCCTCAATGCCGAGGGGACTCAATTCCTCATTGATACATCCAAGCCAGGCAGAAAGTATTCCGGCTACCCCCGTCCCGGCCACAACAAGGTTCAAGTGCGGGATGCAAAATGCCTTCGATGTGGTTCCGACTGCTTGGCCTGCCATATTGACGACAAGGGTGTCAGTTGCGATCAGGGCCTGATCGGGATCGCTCAGATCAATAATGATGGCTGACACTTGGTCTCTCCCTAGCAAAAGGCATAACGCTACTACGCCGCCGCCAGAGCCTGCCACTGGCTTTGCATCCACGATGGATGGATGGTCAGCAGGTCGATGGCCAGGAGGAGTATGGCGCCAAACCCAGGCAGGAGCCGAGCCCTGCCCACGCGGGGCTTTGGCTCTTCCTAGCTGCCAGTCGTAGAATGTCATCATCCAAATATACCGAGGGCAGCATGAAGAGAGATTGGGAGCTGGTCAGGAAGATTCTGATAGCTGTTGAAGGGCTGGAGGGGCACGGCCAGGCCGTAGAGGGCTCCAGCATTGCCGGGCACGACGCCGTCCTGGTCTCGTATCACATATTCCTGATGAAGGAGGCCGGGTTGGTTAGAGCCGTTTGCTCAAGCCCTCTCAGCGAGCCTCGCCAATGCTTCGCGCAAGAGATGACTTGGGCAGGGCATGAGTTCCTCGACCAAATCCGATCGCAGACGGTTTGGAACAAGACCGTTGGCTTGCTTCGGGAGAAAGGACTGGATCTGTCGTTCGATACGATCAAAGCGGCGGCGGCCGCAGTTGCCGCGGGCTTGCTCAGCTTCTAGTGGTTTTGGCGCTGACTGGATAACTGTCCAGCTCAAAGACATGCTGGCTACGTGCTACAGTCGTGGCATATCGAGCTAGTGAGAATGCCATGGCGGGCCCAGTCAAAAAAACGATCGCTCAGGAAGTCGCTGAGGCGCGTATATTGGTCGAAGAAGATCTCTATAAGACCTACATCGTCGACGAATTTTCCATTGAGCGGATCAAACGAAAAGCCAGAGTGTCGCTTGGATCGAATAATACTCCTGGCAAGGTCAGACTGGTCATGCACCACGAATTGGCCTATCTCCTCGGGCTCCAAGGCAGATATCAGGAGTCGATGGAGAACCTAGATTTGTCCGAGGCCTGGGGTCTTGATCCGATCGCGAAGGTTTTTTCTGCCGCGCACATTTCGATTCTGAATGGGCAAATGTTGAGAGCCAGGGAGTTTGTGGAAGGACAGAACTTCACCGCTCAGATCAAGCCAGAATCGAAGTCGCTGCTAGCGTCTATACAGGTGAACCTTGGGATTATGGAGAAAGCTTTGATCGCCACCACTCCAAACAAGTCAGAGTTCAAGCACGTTCAGGCTGCAGCACGAGTCCTTGAGTCCATTGGCGTATCAGACCTCGAGCTCACTAAGCGGCTTGATACAGCTTGCCGAGTAATCAGAGAAAGCATCACTCATCCCATCCTGGGATTCAAAGTTTTCGCAATGGAAGGCGAGGGCATTCTCTACCGCTTTCTGGTTCGAGCCTCAATCGATGAAGTAGTTGAGCTGAATGATAAGGTTCTTGACGCCCTTATAGATAATCATGATGGCCCTCTTGACCGGGAGCTTTCGATTCGCGTAACGCCATGGACCGTAGACGACAAGCCTGATCGCGAGGAAGCGTACTATGTCGGTATCGCCTGATGAATTTCACGATCAGGCCGTCCGCCTGGTAAGCCAAAAATCCGAGATAGACAGCCGCTCGGCCATCAGTCGCAGTTACTATTCCATATTCCACCGCGCTATTGAGGCTGCCGCGAGTTTAGGGCTGCCAGAATGCGAGAAGCGTGATGCGGGTGCTCATGAGCGTCTTTTCTGGAGGTTTGAGTCCCAGGGCAAGGCACTCAAGAAAATTGCAAGGCGGCTTCGAGATAAAAAGCGCATGAGAAGCATGGCCGACTATGATCTCGATGAGGACGTTCCTGTCAGCGATGCTGAAACATTCATTCGGGAGGCCAAGCTGCTAGCGGCAGATCTGCAGAGTCTCGGCTCGGGCCAGCACGAAGCCCGCCAATAGAACAACTTTGGCGCTTCCTGCTGATGGTGGTAGATTGCTGCCATCATGTTGGAGGATTGCCATGGAGATGTTGATTGTCTGGCTTGCTGTAGCTGCAGTTACGGCTTATTTCGCGAAACAAAAAGGGCGCAGCGCTGGCGCGTGGTTTGCTCTGGGCTTTCTGTTCTCGATTTTCGCGCTTATAGCAATTTGGCTGGTTAATCCTATTGGCGTTGACGACGCCAAGAGCATAGAGATCGCTAGGAAATATGGATCATCCTCAAGGTATCGAAAGTGCCCTTATTGCGCCGAGGTGGTGCAGCGCGAAGCCATAAAATGCAAACACTGCTCATCTGATCTACAACCGGTTCCCGACTGAGCTGAAATTAAATAGAAGCCCGCCTAGCGCGGGCTTTTTTGTGCCCGGAGAAAAGGCGATGAACCAAACGTCCCGCCTGTCGATTGAGATCGATAGCCGAAATGCAGAGCAGAAGGCCTCGGATGTAAAGAAAGCGCTAAATGCGCTGGAAGACGCCGGACTCAGCATTAAGCCAGCCATGGATCGGGCGGGTGACGCCATGGGCAAGGCGGGCGAAAGCGCAAAAGGCTCGTCCCTCAATGTCGCGGCGATGGAGCGTCAGGTAAAGTCGCTATCTGGAGTGCTGATTGGGCTGGCAGGTCCGCTGGCGGCTGCGTTCAGCGTGCAAAAGATCGCCGCTGCCGCACAGCAGTACGCCGACCTTACCAACCGCCTGCGATTGGTGACTGACGGCACGGCACAGTTGGCACAAGCGCAGAATGATGTGCTTCGGGTGGCGCAGGCCTCGCGCCAGTCGCTGGAGTCCACGTCGACCATTTACCAGCGTATTGCCCAAAACGGCAGGGCGCTGGGGTTGAGCTTCGCCGATGTGGCCAAGGTGACTGAAACCGTAGCAAAGTCTGTAGCCATGAGTGGGGCTTCAGCTGCCTCGGCTGATGCTGCGCTGGTCCAGTTCGGTCAGGCGCTCGCGTCTGGTGTGCTGCGCGGCGAAGAACTGAATTCGATCCTTGAGCAGACCCCGGCGCTTGCGCAGACCATTGCGCGCGGTTTGGGCGTCACGGTTGGACAGCTTCGCGCCATGGGTGCCGAGGGTCAGCTTACTTCTGAAAAGGTCATCAAGGCCATTGAAAATCAGAAGGACGCCGTCGACAAACTCGCAGCAAGCATGCAGGTCACAGTCAGCCAGGCGATGACTGCCTTCACCAATTCACTTACAACGACCATCGGGAAGCTGGATGAGGCTACCGGGGCCAGCAGCAGGCTGGCGGCCGGTATTCTCGGGATTTCCGAAGCCATGGATCGCTATCGATCTGGCGAGTTCATGGACTTCTTCACGGCAGATAAAAAGACCGTTGAGGGCTTCAATAACGAGATAAGCACATCTCTGGCAAGGCTTCGCGACCTGGATCAGGTCCGCTCGAAGCTTAATAAGAGCGACCCGTCAGACACCGTATTTTTCAACTTCAAGTTCTACAACAAGCAGGAGCTGGATGCCGAGATCGCCGGCCTGAACAGCAATATTGGCAAGGCACAAGCGGCCATCAAGATCTTGCAGAAAAGCTCTGCTGACCTCAGTGCGCAGGCCCCGAAAGGCGAGGCGGCAGCCGCAGGACTTTCCGCGGCAGCAAAAAGCTACACCGACTCCCAGCAGAAGGCTCTCGCCAAGCTGCAGGACAACAGTGATGCGGTCAAGGAGGCTAACCGCTACATTTCTGAGCACACAGAGCTGACCGAGGCCGACAAGGCTGCGATCCTATCTAATGCTTACGCCGCTGAGGCGCAGAAGAAGGCCAACAAGGCGGCGGCGGCGGCAACCCGCGAGGCGAATAAGGCCTACCAAGAAAACGCCGGGCAAAAGATGCTCGACGACGCCCGCCAACGTTACGCGGTCCTGATGCAGCAGAAATCGGCCATTGATGACCAGGGGAAGGGGGCGCGTACGCTTGGCGTGGAAGCCAAAAAGCTGATCGAACTCGAAACCGAGATCGCCCAGCTCAAGGAGAAGAAGACGCTGACGGCAGCGCAGAAGCAGGTGCTGGCCATGGCCGACCTGAACCTGGCGCAGCAGAAGCAGAACGCGGCGCTCGAGCAGGCGAACAAGCTGGACCAGCAGCGACTGGAGAACGCCGCCAAGCTGCTGTCGTTCCAGGATCAGCTGAATGACTCTCTCGAAACCGAGCAGCAGGGCCTGGACTCGCAGATAGCCGGCCTTGGCTCCGGCAGCAAACTTCAGGCTCGGATTCGAGAAGACCTGAAGATCCGCCAGGACTACCAGAAGCAGCTTGCCAAGCTGCAGCGCGACTACCAGCGCATCGTCAATCCTACCGCTGAACAGACCGACCTGTACGAAAAGGAGACCAAGGCGGTAAAGGATGCGCTTGGTCAGCGCCTTTCCATGCAGGAGGACTACTACAAGCGCCTTGATGCGGCCCAGTCGGATTGGGCCGTAGGGGCAAATGACGCATGGTACGACTACCTAGATGAGGCCTCTGACATCTCTGGTCAGACCTACGATCTGTTCTCCAACACCTTCCATGGCATCGAAGATGCGATCGCAGAGGCGGCCAGGTCTGGAAAGCTTTCGTTCAAAGACCTGGCTGATTCGATCATTGCGGATCTGGCGCGTATGGCTGCCAGGGCATATGTCACCATTCCATTGCTCAGTGCCCTTGGTCTTGGCGGATCATCTGCTGCCGGCCTGGCCGGCTCCGTATTGTCTGGAGGCGGCGGTGGCGGCATGAGCCTGTCGAGCCTATGGAATGCTGGAAGCGGCGCATATAGCGCTGCTACGTCCGGATTTGGCAGCGCGGTGACGGCTGGCTGGAATGCTGGTCAGGGCTTCTTAGGGGGGATGCAGGGTGCAATCAGTGGCGGCTACAACTACATAAGCAATGGCCTGAGCGGGCTGTTCAGTAGCGGGGCAGCAGCTGGCAGTGGCTCGACCATAGCTGGCTATACCAGCCCGGCATTCCAGAACTGGGTCGGTGCACAGCAGGCTGCAGCTTATCAGGTTAGCGGCTTGACGCAGGCGATGGCTGGCATTGGTGGCGCGATATACGGCTACGGCCAGTCTGGGTTAAAAGGCGCGGTGACGGGCGGGCTCGGGGGCTGGGGTGGTTCGTTGGCGGGCGCCGCTGCAGGCACCGCAGCCGGTACCTATATCGGCGGCACGCTCGGGTCGGTGCTGCCGGGGATCGGCACTGCCATTGGGGCTGCATTGGGCAGCTACCTCGGCGGATCGCTGTTCGGTGGTAGCTGGCAGACCAAAGACGTAGGCCTTTCGCTTGGCGTCACTGATGGCGAGTTCATCGGGCGGCAGTTCGAGTACCAGAAGAAGAAGGGCGGGCTTTTCGGCAAGAACAAGAAGCGGACTCGATACTCCGCGCTTGATCCGGAGACACAAGAGGTGCTCGATAACACTTACGACGCCACGATTGGCGGAGTTGAGTCCCTTTTCGAGCAGCTGAACGTTTCCCTGAATGACGGCGTTCTCGACGGCCTTGATATTTCCGATGTGAAAATCAGCACCAAGGACAAGACCACTGAAGAGATCCAGAAGGAGCTGGATACGTTCTTTGGCGATGTTGCACAGAAGGCGCTGAATGCCATATCTGATGCCACGGGTTCTGGTATCAGCGGCGTAACCGTAGAGCAGCTCACTGCGTTCGTGAACAATCTGTACGCGGTGAATGGCGCCATCAAGCACCTCAACATCGGGCTTTATGAAACCTCGATTGCAGGCGGCAAGCTGGCCGAACAGCTGGCAGCAGCGGCTGGCGGGCTTGACGTGCTCACTGCATCGGCAGCCACCTACTACGATGCGTTCTACACCGACACGGAGAAGGCGGGGAACATTCTCTCCGACGTTCGCGAGCAATTCGCCAAGCTCAATCTGGCCCTGCCAGAGACGCGTGAGGGCTATCGAGGCTTGATAGAGAGCCTGGACAAGTCTACGGAGTCAGGGCGCAATGCAATCGCGGCATACCTAAACCTCTCCGGCGCCGCTGATCAGATGTACGACATTCTCGAGGCGAGCGCAGCTGCGGCTAAAGCCGCGTTCGCGACCGCTCTCAGTGATGCGGTAAGCGGTGCGATGGCTGGCGTACAACGCGCTGTAGCGGCTCAGCGTGATGCGATTTCCAAGGCCTACACGGCCAGAACGGAATCTCTGAACGACATGCTGTCCACTGCTCAGCGATCAGTAACTGATCTTAATGGCGTCAGCAGCACGCTTGAGGGGGCGCTGAAGTCGTTGCGAGGCACCTCCGACGATGCCGTCAAAATGCTGCGCAGCCAGGCGCAGGCAACGCTGGAATATGCCCTGACCGTCGCCCGCAAGGGCGGATCAATCTCCGGTATCGACGGGCTCAGCGATGCCATCAGCACGATCAGCAGCAACAACACGGATCGATACGCCTCGCTTGAGGAGTATCTGCGTGACCAGGGGCGGGCGACCAATCTGCTCGGCGAGCTAGAGGCGATCAATGGCAAACAACTGAGCAATGCTGAAAAGACTGTAAAGGCATTGGAGAGCCAGCTCGAGACTACGAAGAAGCTATACGATTCCCAGATCAGCGCGCTGGATGATCAACTGGCACTGGCTCAAGGGCAGATCGATGCTATCAATGGCGTCGACAACTCAGTTAAGAGCGTTGCAGACGCCGTATTGACAATGAGTGATTCGATCTTGGCAACGCTGTCTCTGCAGAATCCTGGCGCGGCAGCAGTCAACACGTACGAGAACAACGAAGCCATCGTGAAGGCGGTCTATCGGTCCGTTCTCGGTCGTGATGCTGAGGCCAAGGGCCTGGCAGATTGGGCTGGCGCCTTGAGTGGCGGGCTAGTGAGCTATCAGAACCTGGTCGAAAGCATCACTCGTGAGGCCAGGGCGAACGGTGAGAAAACGATCCGAGTTCCTGGGTTTGCTAGCGGCGGTGATTTCGGCGGTGGAATTCGTCTCGTCGGGGAGCGCGGGCCTGAGCTTGAGCTCACCGGGCGCAGCCGGATCTTCAATGCCCAGAAGACGGCAGACATGCTGATGGGGTCGGGCGGCGGCGCGGCGAGCGAGATTCGCGCCTTGCGCGAGGAGATGAAGGCAGCGCTGTTTGCCATTGCCAAAAACACCTTTAAGGCCGCGAAAAACACGGATCTCCTGCCAAGAAAACTCGAAGAGGAACTGTTCGCGTGAGAATCATCGAGCCCATCGAGATCACGCCTGACCACGCCGAGCTCGCCGTCATGGGACCTCTGCTGGTGGAGCCTGATTCAGATCCGTTCATTGTCCAGGTTGGTCAGCAGTTCCAAGTGGCCAGCCTGGTAACCAATGTGCCCGTGGACAACTACCCGGTGTGGGTGGCTGGCACCTACGCGCTTGGCGCAAAGGTGATCTACCAGAACCACATCTATGAGTCGCAGGCAGAGAGCAACACCGCTGCGACAACCGATAAAACCAAGTGGCTGGATCTGGGAGCGACCAATCCATGGAGGATGTTCGACGGAAAGACTGGGGTAGCAACGACAAACCCGGACTCGATCGTCCTCAAGATCGTGCCCGGGCGGCCTGTCGATGCGCTGGCATTCTTCGGGGTTGACGCGGCCAGCGTTTCGGTCCGCGCGGTTGACCCGTACCTGGGCATTGTCTACGAGAGCAGTCTTTCGCCGGTCTCAAACGACGATGTGCACGACTGGTATTCCTACTTTTTCAGCGAAGTGCAGGTCGTCGAGGATTTCGTGGTTCTGGACATCCCGGCCGGCAGCTATGGATCAATCGAGATTACTGTGTCGAAGCCCGGCGGTATCGCCAAAGTTTCGGAATTGATCATCGGCAAAATGGCCGTTCTCGGGGTGGCGCTCTTCGGCACTTCCGTGGGAATCACCGACTACAGCCGGAAGGACCGGGACGAGTTCGGGAATCCAGAGGTCATTGAGCGTGGCTACTCCAAGCGGGCGGAGTTCGACGTCTCGGTGCCAACCCCAAGGCTTAGCTTCGTGCAGCGCACGCTGGCCAAGTACCGGGCCAAGCCGATCGTCTGGATAGGCGCCGAAACACACGACACCACCATCATTTACGGCTACTACCGGGAGTTCAGTCTGGTGATAAGTAACGTCGCAGTCTCCGATTGCTCTATTTCTGTGGAGGGTCTTGTCTGATGGCTGCTCCTACTATTACTCAACTGCCGGCTGCTCCTAACCGTCAGAATGCTGCTGGCACATTCTCCGCTATGGCGGATGAATTTCTAGGTGCGCTGCCGGCCTTCGGGGCTCAGGCGAATGCTGTTGCTGACTTTGCTGAGCGGTGCGCCTCGGATGCCGAGGCTAGCGCCTCTAAAGCGACAGAAAACGGAAAGGTGCAGGCTGACAATGCAGCTAGCAGTGCTCAGTCGGCTCGGCTGTCTGCAGAATCAGCCGCCACCCAGGCCGGGAATGCCAAAAGTAGCGCTGACACGAGCAAGGTCTATCGCGACTCCGCTCAGGCCGCGGCTGCGGCTGCACAGGATAGCGCTGGGCTTCCCGCGCTTACTGGCAAGGGAGGCCTACCACTGGTGGCCAAGCAGGATGGAACGGGTGTCGAGTACTCGTCTAGCCTGAAGCGCTACGACCTGGACATCTCTACTTCCACGACAACCCTAAACATGGCCTCGGCCCAGGTGTTTCAAGTCGATGCCAGCACGCCGCGCACCCTTTCCATCAGCAATGCGCCGCTCGCAACCCGGGCAATGACTGCCATCATCAATATCACAGGAGCTGCAACGATTACTTGGCCATCCAGTATCAAGTGGGACGCCGGGCGATTGCCGCTGTTGGGGCCACTATGGACGGTGGTCGTGTTGATTTGGGTAGGAGATGGCTGGGTTGGGAAGGTGGGGGCGAGCTCATGATTGAGGCTGCAATGCTTCTCGGAAAGTCATCCAACTCGCTTTCAATGTGGGAGTACATAGACTCAACAGAGCTGCTCACTACATCATCAGCTATCGCCGTCCTGCAGATCCCTGCCGGGGCACAGGTGGGTGATTTGCTAGTTGCGGTTATTTCCCCGGGCAATGAGTCGATCAAGACGGAGATGATCTCTGGCGGCTGGCAGCGCTTAACGAGTGGAGACCAGGATTACGTCTGCGTTACAAGGCTGACCAGCTTCACTGAAAGGCCGTCCTACAGGAAGGCTGCGGCCAATGCGGTGTACGCTACGCTGGCTGCATTCAGATCCTCAGGGTGGTCCTCGGTTAGCCTTGTCGCACATAACTCCCCATACAAATCCGAGTCGGTTGAAACCGTTAGCAATAACAACCTGATTCTAAGCATCGCAACCACGCCAGGATTTGCTGGCTCGTGGACTGCTCGCATGAATGGAGGCTCGCAGGTCCCTAGGCGACTTAGGGTGAATTCACCAGCCATGGCTATCTACTCAGCAAACATATCTCAACAGTCCCTTGTAACTAATATTTCGGTGGATGCTCGAGATGGAAGTGAGCGTAACATCATTCTGACTGTTTCCTGACTTCGCATAATTCACCCAAACCGGCGCAAGCCGGTTTTTTTGTGCTCGGAGAAAAGTTCATGGCTTACAACAGCGCCCATACCGGCCCAGAAATCGACGCCGCAGTTCAAATGCTGGGCCAGATCCAAGAGGCCCGCGACTCTACTAAGGAGGACCTGACCGAAGTCAAATTCCTAGCCTCTCAGGTAGCCTCGAATGCCATCCAGGTTCAGGATGACAGTGACAAAGCCAGGGATGATGCCGAGAGCGCCAGGAACAGCGCCAATGCCGCAGCTCTACTGATCGAAGGCTATGGGAATAAGCGCTACGCGACTTACGCTGAAATGGTGGCCGACGCCCAAACCCGTAACGCCATTGTTGGTATCGTAGACGCTGATTCGAATGCAAGCTTGAACGGTTGGTATTCTTGGGACAACACAGCAAAGCTATGGAGTCGCTTAGTAGAGCAGCCCGCACGCGATGTTGAAGCGCGCTTCGGTCTACTTCCAGTTCTTTCGTACGATGCCAGGAACCCCGATTTCTTCGGTAACGTCTCGGGGTTCGTGCGGACTGTAGTCGATGGAAAGATCCAGTTCACGCCGAATGGGTCAACTACCTCTGTCGGCTACTTTTCAAAAAGCCTGCTCTCTTCAGAACGCATTGACCCAGTAGCAAGCAGTCGCCTGCGCTACAGGATCCGGAGGACTACTGGCGACCTCAGTCGGCTGTACGTCGTCCAGGTCAGGGATAGTACGGGGGCCTCCTCGATCTACTATCCGTATTCCGCCACGCCGAACAACCTGGTGGATGGCAGCGGATGGACCACCTACGAAGTTGATCTATCAAGAAAGCCGGATGGCGCCGCATGGGCGGCCGGCGTGCTTTTGGACCAGATCTTGGTTCCACTTTCCCTTGGGAACGGCAACAGTGCCTGGCAGCTCGACTGGCTCGCTGTGGGTTCGGCCAGGTCGGACGCCGTATACAGCGCCGAACTCAAGCGCCAAATCGCTGTCATCGACTCCAACGCGACAAAGCGCAACGCTTATGGATTCATTCCGGTCGTGGAAGCCCTTGGTGGGGTGACCTCATTTTGGACCGGCCTGTCAGGGTTTACCGTCTCGGCAGTCGGAGGCTATACGGTCTTTACCCCAGACGGCACTACAACTAGCGTCGGTTATGTCAGTCGCACGCTGTCTGCCGGTGAGAAGTTTGATCCATCCGTCAACTCATCGCTCAAATACAGAATCAAAAAATCCGGCGGAGCAGCGCAGCGAACGTATCTGGTATACCTCCGTGACTCCTCGGGTGCGGGTCATTACTACCTCGCCAGTGCGAATCCGAAATACAGCCTTGTAGACCGCGCGGATTGGGTTACCTATGAGGTGAGCATCGGCACAAAACCAGATGGCTCGGCCTGGGCTGGTGAGCTTATCGAGCAGGTGTGGCTGTCTCTCACCAAGGGTACCGAGGGCATCACCTGGACAGTGGACTGGCTGGCCGTAGGCAAGCCAGTGAATAACCAGGTTGCAAACAGCGATCTTCTTCGGATCACAGAAAAGGTCGATGAGATAATCGGGCAGCAAAAGTCAAACTTGAATGCCCTGATCAGGCTGAAGGCTGCGCTGCACCATCCGCTGCACTCGATCTACATTGGGCTAATCGGTGACTCCATCACGTTTGGGGTTGGTGCAGAAACCCCGAGCAAGACCTGGGCGAATCTTCTTCACCGCTGGTTGGGGGAGAGCTTCGCAGATGGCGTGGTAACTCAGGACGGCCAAGTATCAACCTATTCGACAGACCTGTTTGTCCCGCTTGAAAATCCGTTTATTCCAGGTGATGGACCAATCTTCCATATCACCAACAACGGTGAGCGGATCACACCGGCGAGCCGGTATAACGTGTCTGCTTACACCAGCTACTACTACGCGTTCGATAAAACTTCAGCGGGGGCGACAGGCAACTACAACCAGCCCGTAACGTTCGAGCTGACCGGCGATAACTTGACCGTGATGTACTGTGCGATTAATACCGCCGACCCCGATGGCTCAATTGTCGAACTTCGTGGCAATGGAACGCTTCTTGGAAGCTTTTCCTACTACGGGCCCGAGTCTTTCTCGAAGCTCGCCGAAATCACCTTCCCGTTCGGCAAGTACCAGATGACCCTGACGAACAAGTCGCTGACTAACCAGTTCAGGCTTGAGGGGTTCAGGTTCAAGAAAAAGGTCATTGTCGCGAACGACGGCATCAGCGGCAGCGGCACCGGGTCTTGGCTGCCAGGTTCAACGCCTCTGAATAACGCAATCGCAAGGAAGAGCGAATTTGTGACGGTGATGCTCGGGACGAACGATCGCGTGGGCAAGTCATCGTTCATCGTCTACTTCTACCTGGCGAGGATCGTGAAGGCGCTCACGGACGCAGGCAAGGACGTGATCCTGATGGCGGCCAACGCAACTACGGCTGCGGTAGAGGCGCCAAATGGTGGTCGTGGTTTCGGTCAGCGAGAGGTTGCAGCGGTTACCAAGCTGCTGGCAGACGAGCGTGGTTTAGCCTTCATCGACAACCACCAGGCAACCGTGATGGCAAAGGTCAAGGGCGAGACATGGACGGCGGATGGCTTGCACCCCAACGACTATGGCTACGGGCTGATGTTCGAAAACATTAGATCGGCAATTCTGGGGGAGTGATTTCCACTGGATAGCGTAGATCGAATAATCCTGCCCGCTTAGTGCGGGCGGGCTAATTGTATAGCCTGCGGTCTCTTTCGAATCAGTCTTGGTGATTGTAGTAGGTGAAAGGTGTATTTCTCTCAGCGATGGGGTATGGTAATTTTTCTAACGGGATAGGGTTCTTTATTAAAAATGGAATATTTCAAAGTGTCTTACTCTGCGCTGGCTATTGTGTCTGGTTTGGTCTTTTTGCTGTTGGTGTACTTTGCGTATTCATGTTTTTTGAAAGGCAAAGGAAAGGAAATCCGGCTTTATGGGGAGAATAAAGTAATATTTTCATCTGGTGTTATATGTATTTTTGTTGTGGCGATGTTTCTATTTTTTAAGGAGAATGCGCTGGAGATACCTGATGGACTAGGTCAGGTAGGAGATTTTATTGGTGGTTTAACAAATCCAATTTTAAGTTTTGTAGCCCTCATTGTTCTGCTTAGGTCATCCGCCATACAAACTAATGTCATAAAGAGTCAAGAGGAAACTCAGATTTTGGAAAGTTTCCTTTCTGAGTTTTATAGGTTGTTGGATAATATCTTTAAAAGTTCTGAGAGAATGAATAAAGATGATGGGTATGTAAATGGGTTGTTTAATCAGTTTCGAAGTGAAAGGGCTGTGCTTGCGGAATTGGCTACGAATAGTGTTGTCTATGAAGTTATGGCTAAGAATTATGTCTTAGAGGCCATAAAGTTTAAAGGTTTTTCTCGGTTTGCCTTGACTGTCAGGATGGCAATGCATCATTTGGTGGTTTCGAAGCCAAAGCAGATGTATCGATACGCGACAATGATCAAGGATTCCATGAGTGATCAAGAGAGAGTCATCTTTTTGACCTGGATTTATTACGGTTGGCCGATCGCTCGTGATTGGTTCAGAGAGTACGTGGGGGAAAGCGGGCAAATACATAACTACGGATACACCGAAGGACTCGAAGCTAAAGACTTTATCAGCGATGAGGTCTATAAGTTCTTCTCATAACAGACTCTCATGGCCCGCCCAGCGCGGGCTTTTTTTCGCCTGGAGAAACCATGTCTGCACCACGAGGCATCCGCAACAACAACCCCGGCAACATCGACTATAACCCCCGCAACGCCTGGCAGGGCCAGCTCGGTCTAGAAGTGGGCGTGGCCAAGCCCCGCTTCGCCCGGTTCGACACCCCTGAGAACGGCATCCGCGCCCTGGCCAAGCTGCTGCTCAACTACCGAGGCAAGGACGGCATGCCCGGCGTGGGCGGGAAGGGCATCGATACCGTACTCGAAACCATCAACCGCTGGGCGCCGAGCAACGAGAACAACACCAAGGCCTATGCCGAGGCCGTGGCCAAGCGCATAGGCGTGCGCACCACGGACCCGATCAACATCAAGGACCCGGGCACGCTACGCGGAATGGTGATCAGCATCATCATCCATGAGAACGGCGGCAATCCGTACACCCCGGCGATCATCGACGAAGGCGTGCGGAGGGCGCTGGCGTGAATGCTTGGTTGCTGCGGGCCGCTGGCGCCGGCCTGCTGATTCTGTTCGGCATGGTGGCGGGAACCTGGTTCACCACCAGCCACTTCCGGCCGGTTCTCGACGAGGAGCAGGCCCGGGTGGCGGCGTGCACCGCGGCGCGCGACAACCTAGCAGGCCTGGCTCAGGAACAGGGCAAGGCCCTGGGCGATCTCACCCTGGCGGCGAATGCTCGCCAGGCCGGGGCCGAGCAGGCGGTGGGCGAAGCCAAGGCCAGCGCCGATCTCGACTACGCCGCGGCGAACCGCTTGCAGCAGGAGCGCACCGGTGGCGACCAGTGCTCGGCCGCCAACTCGGTTATCGATAAGGAGCTTGGCCTATGACGCTGGTGGTGAACTCGCACCGCTGTGGGAGCGGAATGGGCCTATTTCTGACTGCAAGCCGCGCAATCCGTGGCTTTGCCTGTGGGAGCGGGGCGGTGGTGGCCTGGCCCTGCAGGAGCAGCAAAAAGGTGCAGGTCTTCCGGAAAAGTGCAGGATGTGCAGGGGGTGTTTGTCGAAACCTGCGAGCGGTGGGGGGGCTCGCAGGCATTGCGCTGCTGGCCGCCTGCGCGGGGAGGGTCGAACCCCAGATCCAATACGTCCGCGTTGAGGCGCCCGTGCAGGTGCCGTGCCGCGCGCCGGAGGTTGCGGTACCTCCGTGGGCGGCTGCCGGCCTGCGCAAGTCCGACAGCTTGGAGGTGAAGGTGAGGGCGCTGCTGGCTGAGCGCAGGCAGCGAATCGGTTATGAGAAGCAGCTTGAGGCGGCGGTACGGGCGTGTCGCTGACTATACTTTCCCATCTGAGCATCGGAGTGGGACATGGACAAGCGGACCTTCATTGGGATGGTCGAGGCAGGCGAACCGCTGATTCAGCAAGCTGTCGACGCCGTGCGTGACTATCACCAAGCTCAGGATCGTTGTGCGCCGCCTGAAGAGGTCGAGCGCCTACGCTTGATGGCTGAGTCGCTATTCCAAGCTGTCTCCGATTACCAGCTTCGCGTAATTGCCACGATGCGCGGCAAGGAACTGCCCCCGCTGCACTGATCCGCTGACCGGCAGTTGCCCAGGTGCTGCCTTGGTGGATACGATACTGTATCGATATACAGTATTTGGTGCAGCATGTACTTTCTCCTCGTTCGCCGCCGCGTGAATGGCGTGGCCATCCCTTCCGATCAGCTGCGGAAGGTCCAGCCCCTGCGGGCCGACATCCACATCGGTGACCATCACAGTGAGCCGCTGGGCCGGGTTTCGACCCAGGCGTGGGTGTTCAACCCATCACCTGGACCCGACATCATCCCCCGGCTGCATGACGCCAAGCTCAATGGCATGGCCCAGCTCGGCCTCAACATCAACGGGGTTGAAGAAATCGACGGTGCCCTTTACGCCCAGTCATGGTGGTGCAGGGCGGTGGGCGATTATGGCAACTGAGCTTCCGCAGGCCTGGCTGTCCGAGCTGAACGACCAGGTTGCCCTGGTGGCTGATCCTGATGGGCGCGCAGCGGTGCTCGATGAGATGGCTTATGCCGCGCGCCGGCGGCGAGAGGTCGATGATGGCGACCTGGTCGACATGCTGGAGATCGTCGAGTCGGCCAGGCTGTGGGCGCTGGAAGGCGCCGATCTGTGA